AATGGGAGTGCGGCAAGCGGGAAAACCTACCATGCTGCAAGCTCAGGGATAGCGTCAAATAGCCCATCATACCTTGAGATCTGTAACCTGACCATTCAGAATATCTTCATCAATACAGGCGGAAATGGTTCAGGGGCAACAGATTACACAGGGTTATTGACAAGGAACATTTTCATTGATGATGGAAGTGGGAGTTACTCGAATGTGAATATCCATAACAATACCCTTAATAATGCCCGAACGGGTATATGGATGGCTTTTGAAGGGATAACCGTATCAGCCGTGAATATCTACAGCAATATCATGGTAGATCACGCATGGACAATAATGATAGGCGCTGGTAGTAATAACTCGGTAATATCAGGCGTTGACATCTATAAGAATGAGTTTTCCGACTGGCATTTGTGGCAGTATCCAACGGCACAATATCACACAGATGGTTTGATTATTTACAGCAATACAGGGGCATCGACATCGCATTACGCCGGGAAGTTTCGAGACAATTATGCCCATGGCAACCTTGGAGCGGGTAGTCCTTCTGGTTTTATCGGTTCTGGTTGCGGTGGTCAGAATTTTCTTATCTATAATAACCTGTTCGTCTGCAATAACGTAGACGGAGGTGAAACGAAAGGGGCATGTATAGTTGATTACAATGCAGGCCCTACAGGATGCACGGCAGGGCAACCAGTCAACACTACACTTTATAACAATACAATAATAGGCACGGCAACGCAGGCCAGTGGACAGGCGGGGCACGCTATAAAAGCGGCAAGAGCCGGAATCTACATGACGGTTAAGAACAACATATTTGTTAATTATTATGTGCCGCTTTATGATATGAACACTGATTTAAGCGGTTTTAGTGGTGCGAACGGCTCAGCAGATTACAATTTATATTATGGACACACCTATGCCGCCGCCTTTAACGATGGTGGAACTAAAGTATCCATAGCTACGTTTAAATCAACCTATAGCCAGGAGAATCACAGCGTAGCCGCTAATCCTTCCATCGACGCAAACTATAAACCCGATGCAGTGGGCGACCCTATTGTGGCAGCAGGGGCAGACTTAACATCATTGGGAATTAATACCGATAAAGACGGCAATGCTCGCCCTTCCGGTTCGGCTTGGACAATTGGGGCTTACGAATGGAACACAACTCCCGATACGACCCCACCCGCCTTAGTAACTATGACCGTTAATGTTTCAGGAACAACCGCCACACTAGTTTTAAATGAAAATGTCACGGTCAACTATGGCACAGGTTTTACCCTTGATTGTAATGGAGGAGTAGGAGAAGGCCTCTCTTTCGTCAGCGAAACTGTTGGAACCATCCTTTTTAACATCACAGGTAGGGCGATAGATATTGCTGAAAGTTGCACGTTTGGCTACACTACTGTCACCGATGGCATTGAAGATGCGGCAGGGAATGACCTTGCATCCATTGTGGGCGGGGCAGTAACCAACTCCTCAACCCATACCCCGACAGAAATCACTTACACAGTCACACCCTCAACATCAAAAGGATGTGCAGTGGCACCCGTTACGGCAAAGACGGTAGTCACGGGGACTACAACAACTTTTGCTTGCGCCCCCGATTATAATTATACCTGCACAAATTGGACAGGAACGTGCGGTGGATCAGGGACAACCACTTTGACGACCTCGGCAATAACAGCAGACTGTACGGTGATTCAGCCATGCAAACAAACGTATCCTGATGTGTCAATATGCGTTGCGGGAAGTTGTGCGACATGGACATTAGGCTCGGGGCCAGTAGTGACATTTCATTAAAATGGAGACGACATTGAGTGAAGAGACGACACTGAAATTCAAATTGGTAACTTTGGCAACAATCTCAATCGGGATTCTGAGTGCATGCATGATAGTCGCAGCAATATGGATTACAAACATTTCAACCACTCAAGCCGACCTTGCAAAAGTACAAAGTACTCACGGAGAGGACATAGCGACACTTAAACAAAATGATATAAACCAAAAGGAAGCTCTATCTTATATCGTGAATCGTGTAGACGAAATAAGGAACGACCAGATAAGGCGATACAATCCAAGGAGTAAATAACATGGGGAAGCAAAGCGATTTACCTTATACCTCTGCAAATGTGGAATGTGTTTGTGCCACGGCAAGGAGCGAAAACCTACTCAACAGGATAAAGCCGATATTAAACGTGAGTGGGAGAATATCCGGTTCATAAAATGGGAGTGTAAATCATGCCAGAGCAAATAATATGTCCACTTTGTAAACAACCCACAGATGGTGTTACGAGTGTAACTGGGAATCAGGTATGTTCTAATCCCAATTGCTTAATTAAAGAGTTTGGTATCAGGACGGCCAATGAACAGGAAGCATACGCAAAGACATTTAAGTGGGCAACATTGAAGAAAGCAACACAGCCGACGGAGGGGAAACCATCGGTATGGAAGTGAAACGAACTATCAAACATTATTTGTCAGTTGCCCTATTTCTAACCTCAATTTTGCCCCTCACTGCACTTTTACAGGAGGTAAGGGAGGATAAGACGCAGGCAATGATAAAAATGGATTGTGGGGCATCCTGTGAGCATGAAATTACAGGCTTGGAGATTCGGGAAGGTGAAATCATCAATAAACTATTGGAGGGAGAGAAATGAAAGCAATTATCGGTTTGCCAACGGTGGCAAGGGCATCGGTTATGGTTATTTTGGCAGTAATGTTGTTGGCGGGATGTGCAGGATTCTCGAACATGGGTGCCAAGGAAGTTATGAAGGTCGAAGAGGCCATTGTGTCCCTTGGACAGTCTAAGCTCACCGTACCATGCAAAGCGGGAATTATGGCGGGGCTTACCATTGCACCGGATACGAATAAATCAGTTGAAAATTTGGTTAAGGCAATGAATATGCTGGTTGATCCGAAAGATCCTGAATACATCAAATGCTATGGAGAGGCTCTTTACTTCTCGTTTCTTATTCACGGTGCATCTGATGTCAGCGATAAAATTATATCGAAATTGACTGAGCTTGGGGTGATACTTCCATGATAACCAAATCAGAGTTTATAACCGATCTGGTCATTGAGTTGATTGACGAAGAGAAGAACATCTGGAAACTCCACGAACCTCTGATCTATCATAGTGTCCTCGCAAAGTGTTCTATCTGCGTACCAGAGGAGTTTATGACAGACCTTGCCAGTGTGCCGCGTGTACCTATTCTGTACTTACGATGGGGGAACCGAGCCCATAGAGAAGCCGTCATTCATGATTACCTTTACTGTATTAATTCAGAGCCTGTCGTCACATTTGACCAAGCTAACGATATTTTCAAAGAGGCCATGATTTCAAGAGGGAAGCCGGAAGATATTGTCGGGCCAATGTATGAAGGGGTTTGTGTCGGGGGTAAGTCACATTTTCATAAACGATACGTGGAGGATAAGCTATGAAGTTTGATAACAACACCATTGCCCTTATCGGCCTGCTTATCATAGCCTTTGCATCGTTGTTCGCTATGCCTGCTATTTCAGAAAAGGTTATCACGCTGATTGCTGGTGGAATAATTGGGTTTATGGCGAAGGAGAAAGGATCAGAGTAGTTATATATTTATAATTAGAGGTAACGTAATTTTTACGTTAATAATATAATTACGTTACCTCTTTAACTTAATTTATTACTTTACTGGATTTGATAAAACTTAATAATAAATTGTGGATTTGCCGTTGATGTATGATAACCTGGCAATACCGCCAGCGCACCAGTCGAACCACCATTCGCATATTGTTCTGACGATCCCCCGCTTAATCCTCCGCCAATACCGCCCGTTGTCACGCTGTCCTTAAACTGGACAACATACCTGATATTGCCCTTCAAACCCTGTGCCTTGTCAATGAGTGTTTTCTCAAGATCTTCAAGTCGTATCCGTGATAGGAATGAACCACTATATATGGCGAGGACCTTCACGACCACATCCTTCTTGTAATCAAGCGGGATAAGGGCAGGGTTGGCGAACTTTGGAAGGGTCGTATAATCGCCGATTCTACCATTAAGAAGGATAGGAAGTTCAATGGGAGTTATATTTGGAGTTGTCAGCAATGGCCTGTCTGTGACTACTGACACGCCAGTATTGTTGTTCATGGGTGCATTGATACCCTGCACCTGTCCTTGAAGTTGCCCCTGTTGCTGACCCTGCGTTTGTGCCTGTAGGCTTGTGACTGTGATTTTTGCCGGTTCATTGCACTGCTGATTCGCAAATACCGGACTTGCCATTAATACCAATACTAATGCTACCATTACTAAGTTCTTTCTCATTTTGTTACCTCCTTTTATTTTGATATATACAACTCTTGTTTTCCCAAATTGTCTTGAATGAGTCATTCTCCCTCCATCCCTTTAATCAGCATTAACAACGCTGGTGATTTGATTGTGCCGGTCAAGTTGCAATTATTACATTTTTGACGGTCTGGATTCCATTGTGCGATAGGGCATTTGATTAGGCCCCATTCCTGATGATCATAGAGATATTGCAGGAAGTTATCGGCTTGAAGTTGAGCGTTTACAACCATTGTGGCATTTTCTTCTCTCTCCCAAATTTCATAGGCAGTTTGTCTTAAATATTTATCCCACACTTCCGGCATCTGCTCAACAATCTTGTCGATGGTATCGTAGGATAGGCGGGAGCCAGTGAAGGGATTGTATTGAGCAGTATGCAGAGGATACGGAGTATTTGAACAATTTTTTAGTGTTCTAACACCACATGAGCAATATCTAAATTCTATTCCATCAATATCAGTTTCATATCTATCCCACTCATGCCAGCACATCCCCAGCAACTTCGCCATAAATTCTGCTTTCCAGTCGTTCATAATCCTCCTTGAAAGGGTAGGGACAGGCACGTCGTGACTTGTTTTTCCTTGCTCAAGGGATGACCACACGTCTTAGTTATGCGTTTCGCCCTACCCATTTTATTATTTTCTTTTTGTGCAGGAACACGGTCTGTAAAAACAGATATGTCCTCCTTTTGTGTATGGTTTACTCTTGAAACTCCCCTTTCCATAACAGAAATGACAATTAGGGTTTGGCTCTTTGTCAAGTTCCGTCATTGAATGATCTACTTGATTGAGCAACTCCTCAAATGTCTCTTCTACTTCTTTACTCTGGAATGTGTGGATGTGCCCGCTCTGATCGTCCATTCTATTCCTCCTTTAAAATCCCATCGGTCAGCAACATTGCCTCATCATTATGCTCTGGGTGATTATCTATAATGTGATTTGCCATTTTCAGCCACCCAGACCGTCTTTTACCTTTCTTGGTTGTATACCATATGGGAGTTGTAAATACACAATATTTACAATGGATTATCCCTCTCGTAAACATATTCCCTCCTTCATCCACTTCCAAGCTGGATGTTCAATTTTGCCTTGACTACATTTTACATCCAACCACTTAAAAGTTTAATAGCTTTCTTTCTAAACTTAAGTAAGTCCCAACCAGCATAGTCATCCTCGCACTTATCAAATTTCCAGGTCAGCCATCCAAGTTGTCTATTAAATTCCCTTTTAATCTCAACCATTTTAAACCTCCTCATTTATTTTTATGCTTTTCATTATATTCATCAGTCAATTTAACATAAAAGTCAGCATTATAAAACCACACACCACCTTCACCCTTCGGCCCAATAAACTGTTTAACAACACGCCCAGTTCGAGTTACCGTATTCATTACGTTATCAAATTTACTTGAATCCAAATCCCTCCAAGTCATGTCAATTAATTCCTTTTCATTAATTGCTTTTCTCAAATTCATTATCTGAAATATTGTATCAATCTCTGAAGTTACTTCAGATTTACCAACAGCACGAAAGACATTGACCATATCAACTTCAATTTCTTCAATCAATTGAATTGATTCTTGAATATAATCCCATTCCATACTTAACTTGCTTGTTTTTGCTGCTCCACAAACTTGAGCAACTTTCAATATGTAAGATGGTTTCCTTGAATACCAACCATTGAATGTTGGATCTTTACATAAACGATCAGGATTATCTTCCTCATATTCATTATACCAATTATCCCACTTTTCACCTGAATCCTTAGAAAATTCATAATTTCCTACCATTCTTGAAATCACAAATAAGTCATCAATTAAATGTGCTTCCAATTTTTGAATTTCCTTACTATTTACCGGCCTCGAACATTTCTTATATTTTTGTGTAGCCCAGATGAATAATATTCTACTTGTCAAACCACCACCAATTGCTGAACTTGGAAAACATGAAGCAACTGAATCTGGTGTTGTAGCTGCAATTAAATTTAAGAAAGGTGATGGAATCTTATTCGAACCTGAATGTTTTGTTCTGTACTTCCATGGAATTTCCTTTGAATCAAATAAATCAGTAAGCAAGACAAGCATTTTTGTATTTTCCTTTTTCTGACCTAAAAATGATTCAAATTCCCTTGAGACGATGTTCAATGAAGAATGTCTAAATAATGTCCCATCTGGCATTTGTTCATCAGTTGCTGATGTTTCCAAATCGTCGAGCAATGCTTCCTTCGATGTTGCATCTGCTGACTGAACCAACTCGGTTATGTTTGACATTATCTTAACACCAAAATCAATAGCTTGGCTCTTACGAGCCCGACCTGGTTCAGCAACAAATACTAAGTAAAGATTTGGATAAACACGCAATCGGCCCAAATTTAAGCAAATTTTTTTTCTCAATGCTCCAGCAATTACTGAAATTCCTGTCCATTTTTGAAATAACCTTGCTGGTTCGGTGTCCTCAGTATATTGCATATATGTTTTAAGCCAATCCTTCAACTTACGATCAGCCATTGATAATATCCCTGACCATTTGGTTTGAAATTAAACTTGACTTTGGTATTATTGGTATATTTAATTCATTTGCTAACTTAATTTCGTCTTTCATTCCATTGGATATACACTCACCATATAACCATATTTCATCAATTATTCCTCGCTTAAATAATTCCTTACTATTTGCAATTCCTCTCATTCGTTCTCTCTTATTATCATCATTTAAGGCTAAGCAATCACTAATGTAAGGTGCATATGGAATAACATTATTAATTATTATATTTATATTTCTTATAATATTTAATATTTTAGCTATATTATCTTCAACATTTCCACTTATCGGGTGAGCTATAAATACAACTTTAACTGACATAATCTACCTCCCTTAAATCCTTCCAATTGTAACCGTATTTAAAATCAGAATCGACAATCATTTCTTCATGATTAACCATTATGACTTCCCTCATATGCTTCCTTAAATAATGCATCGCTTCGTACATTGTATCGTCAGTATCCTTAACCAAGACATAAACTGCATCATGCAATTGAAGCCATAAATGAATTAAGTCCACAATTTCATTATCTTCATACATTCTTACAATTGAACGATTCATTAAGTCACCAATCGTTGACTGTGGCTTGTATGAAAAGGCAGACTTAAATAATGAATCTCCCCATCTTTCTAAAAACCGATGCTGTCTTCCAAATAAATTAGCTAACGTTCGTGTTTGTCTCAATTCCTCAATAATTGAAGCTTGCCAAATTTTAAGTAATGGATTAGCAATATCATCCCTTTTTAATAATGACCTTGCCTCACCCAATGAGCAACCCAAGTGATCGGACAACGTCCCAGGCCCCATATCATAATTCCTTGCATGACGGATTGTTTTTCCCACTTTCCTCATCTTCGGAGTTACATCATTTATATCTACACTGAATAAATCGGCTGCCTTCAAAATATGAACGTCCCATTCCTTATGCTTTTTACGCTCAGAAGTGGTTTTCCCAAATGATTCCTTAAACACCGAAATCATCCTTCGATCATTACTTAAATAAGCAACAACAACTGCTTCAGCTTGAATATAATCTGAAGTGATGATTCTAAATCCCTTAGGTGCAATATACATTGATCTCGTGATTTCAGGAATGTTCTGCAAATTACCCGAACCGAAGGGAAGGATTATTGATTCAGATGAAGACCATCTTCCAAATGACTTCCTTCCTTCATCATCTTCATCCTTTGAATCAATTTTCTTACCTGTTATATTATACGAAGTATGAACCTTACCTTCAGGGCTTATATCAACATTAAGAAAGTTCAATAAGGTAAGGTTTTTCTTATGCTCAAGGATTAATGTAAATCCTGGATTATCCTTAACTGTCCGTTCCAAATATTTAAGTGCATTTTTATCTGTGGTTATTTTTCGCTCATCACTTGCCTTCTTCCTTCGTTTATACTGAGTTGGTATATTAAGATCAGTATATAATAATTGTTGTAATTGTTTACTTGAACGATAATTAATTTTCTTCCCGAATAATTCCTCCAATCCTTTTTCAGTACTTTCAATAATTCCTTCAACTTCCTTAAGCAATCGTAAGCGTTCATCTTCATCAATCAATGTCCCTTGCAATTGAAGCATCATCGCTGGAGGTAATTGGCGCATTTCCCAATTATAAACATCCGTTTGATTAACTTCATTTAACTTTTTACTAAGCACATCAGCAATTCCATACATATTACAAACGTCACAAGCATTGTAATAAGATGGATGCTGAGTGTTGAAATGTTTCCAAGGTGGAACATCCAAACAAATTGAAGCCAAAAAACCCAAATCCCTTGGAAGTTCAGGCCATACGATATGAGCTGCAATTAATGTATCCATATGAATTCGCTTAATATGAATACCATGATTAAGCATTGTAACGATTGCATCGTAAGATGCGTTCTGAATGATGATTTCCTTTTCCTCAAGGACACGAGCAATCCAATACCATAATTCAAACTCATCATTTTCAGGATAACAAGGAGACATTCCTCGCATTATCCAAGTTGACATTGCGTAATTCCTTGAATGGCCAAGGCCAATAATTGAGATATGACTTCCTGGCTGAACGGTTTCAACGTCCAAGCCAATGACTTTCTTACCAGGGTCAATTAAGATTTCCCTACAATAATTAATAAATTGTTCCCTTGATGCATCAGGGATAATTATTCGATTATCAACTGGCATTTGTGGATGCTTTGAGTGGAATTTTGCTTTCTTTAAATCCATAAGTGTTGGGAAGAAATTCTTAAACTCACGATTGATATTACTTGGATGATATGTGCATATAACCTTTTGGCCTTGAACTAAGTTTGAAGGAATGGTATATCCCCTAAACTTACTTATTGCTTTTTCACCAGTTAATGCCCACAACGCATATGATCCTAAGCCAATAACAACATTAGGCTTATTCCTTTCAATGTCTTCCTTCAATTCCTGAATCCATCCGCTTAATTCAGGTTTGGGCATGGTACATTCCTTATCAAGAAAATATTGATCCATCCTGTTGAATTGAGGTCGCTTCCTTGCCACGTTGACAATCAAACATTCAGCTCGATTAATCCCCGCTTGACTCAATAACCAGTTTAATGTTTTACCTGAAACTCCATTGTTTGAAAATGGCAAACCTTCCCTATCTTCATTTTCACCTGGAGCTTCGCCCACTATCATTATCTTTGAATGTTTTGGGCCAGTTAAACCAACGTACATTTTATTTATTCTCCTTCTGCTTTTCAATCCACTGCCCAATCCTTTCAACTGTAATCAAATAAGATTCATCCGAAATGTCGCAAGCAATTACGCTTAACTTTTGTTCAAGCCCCGCTTCAATAAATGCTCCACTCCCCATAAATGGATCAGCCATAACCATACCCGGCAATGTGCATCGCTTAATTAATTCCATGCCAAGAGCTAATGGTTTTTCAGCTCCATGCTTTTTCTCACTTGGATTCATTCGTGGCAACTGAATCCAATCAACCTTCCCTTCAACAATTAACTTCGATTCTGCTTTTCGAGCAAATAAACACATTTCATATGCTGAAGTTGGCCATTTACTTGGTTGGTTGGATTGTCCACTTGAACCCTTAATCCAGACAAACGGTTTTACATGAACAATCCAGCCGGCTTTTTCAAATATTTCCTTAATCTTCCAAAAATTCTCAGGGCCCAAAAACACCCAAGCATGTGCGTTGTCCTTTGTAAATCGGTAAGATTCAATTGCTAATGCTTCATATAAATCAAAGGCAATATCATGGTCATCTTCATAAGTGAAACCCGTACCTGAAAACTCACCACCAGTTTGCCCACCGATTCCGATAGCAATTTCATCAATATCAATTCCATAAATCGGATCAGTTAAAAGTAAATCAACTGATTTACTCGGAATTGTTTTCATAAAAACCTTCGCATCTGCCTTTGAAATAATCACTGGCAATTCAACATCCTTCGTCATTTCTTTATATTTTTCAAGTGCATCAATACGTCTTACAACATTTTCAATGCCTTTGGCTGCTTTCTTAATCTCGGTTTTTGTTTTTGCTTCTTTCAATTCAGGATATTTGTGAATCATTTCTGCCAATTGTAACGCTTCCCTTACGTTACCTTCCGTTCTGCCCATTACTTCAGCCGTATCTTCAAGTCGCCAACCTTCAGGATTTGAACGATCTGAAGCTGACCCATGACGTTCAATCCTTATCCGATGCAATTCTTCAATTGCTAAAACTTCTTCAGCAGGAGTGAAATTTTCTCTCTGCAAATTTTCTTCAATTTCCATTTCTCTCATTTCACTTTTATCAAGTGTATCGTTAAAACAACAGTGTGCATTTATACCTAAAATCATGCAAGCGGCTAATCGCCGACCACCTGCAATTAATTCATAATTTCGATTTATCAATATGGGTAATAACTGACCATACTTTTTGATTGAGTCGGCCAATTCATTTATTTTATTTATATCTTGTCGAACACGTGGTAAATCTTCATTAATTTTAATTTGAGATGGATTAACTTCGAGGATTTCCTTACCCATTTAATTTCTCCTTATTCATTCCATTTTCATCTTCATTAAATCTTTTTGAGACAATCCCAACTTCTTAATCAATTCCTTTTCAGAGTCCGTCAACGTAAAATTTACGTTACCTGACTTCTTTCCTTTTGTAACCTTAACTTTTGAAGCAATATATGTTTGAATGTCAATATTCCTTCGTTTACGATATTCAGCAAACATTTTAACTTGTTCATCGTGAGTTGATTGAAGGAATAATGGTTTTAACTGTTCAAATCTCATTTAATTACTCCATCCTTTTTCAATGATCTTCTCATGAAATCTGCGACAAGTTGTTCGTTTGATTCTTCCTTGAGTTGATCAGATGAACCAACTGAAGTTTCATAGCCAAACTCATCTTTAGCTTTACCATAATTCTTTTCATGACAAATCTTCATACCTAACTTTAACTTTTCCATAATTTACCTCCCAAAAATAAGGGAAGGATGGTGTGCCGCAGATTATTATCCTCTACGCTGCCTTTCACACCACTTTCATATCGGTTTGTTGAGGAACCTACACCGATACTATCCCTTCCCTTAATTTAATTTACGTTGTTACCTGAACCATCCGGTCAATCTCATTGCTGAATCTGCCTTCATACTCACGAATTTTGATTTTGACATCCACGCTCAACCCAATCCATTCCTTATTTGCAATTGCTTCAGCTACAATTTTCCCGCTATTCATATTAACCTTCATGTTCTTGGAAAACTGCATAAGCATATTTATTTTTGCCTGCCTTTTCGTTCCCCTTCCACTCGAATCGGGAATATTTTCGTCTCCAGGCAACGGCATCCAATTCCTGTAAAAATGTTTACTTCCATCAAGTGGAGTCTCACCATCACTCATCAAACCACCATTGTCGTTAAGGACGACTTCCCACTGAATTGCTTGTTTCTCAACATTAAATGTTACGTTTGTCACTGCACCGTGGTAAGTTCCGTTCGGAACCAATGGACTTGCCTTCCACTCACCATCAAGATCAAAATCAGTCTGAATACCAATGCCATCACCCATGCCTGGAACAAAACCTCCTTCATTTGATTTTTCATACTCTGGAACAAATTCATCGCTTGTTGCTTCGTTACGCTTAGCCATGTTATTGGCCTCCTTTAAATATATTTTAGCTCATTACTGAGCTTGCTGCCTTTTGTTCTTTGTACTTATTTACTCCTATGCCCAATGTTGGGCTGGTGCTTTGATTAAATTGAATCTCCATTGATTCCCTTTACTCTTCTATTTAACTCACTTACCGTTTCCTGATATTGTCTTTCAAGATGTGGGGCTAAAATTGGATCTTTACCTACTTTTTCAAGATCATTTTTAATCCTATCTCCAAAGGCAATACGATTTTGTAATTCTTGGTCAGTACATTCATTAACTGGCTTCATTTTTTCACCACCTTGTTTAAATGTTGCATAACTTCAATATAATTGTTACCAACAAAATCAGGAAGTAAATGTTCAATTCCACTCAAACGTGATCTTGCCCGTAAAAATCCAATTGGTACTGTTTGAAGTAAATATATTGTTTTGATTACTCCATTAATATTTTCCCTTTTTGTTGTAGCATAATAAACTTCATCGAAATAACCAGTAATTAATTTTGGTAGTTGGCCAGGTAATGATGGGTCAACTCTAATAACTGCACCTGTTGCTTTATCTGTAATAATTTCATCATGAGAAATTAAAACAATATTACAAGGTAAACTTATAATTTGTCTTAATTTACCCTCCATTAAGTTTCTTACTAATGAATAGTGTACTTGCCATAATGGACCACCTGCTTCATTCCTCTTCGGGTCAAGGGCTAATGCCTGTTCCATAGTTACTGACTCCATTGACGTTAAATCATCTACAACTACTGTCTGGTAAACTCCTTCTTTTGCTTTTTTAATAACTTCAATATGTGCTTTTTCGAATTCTCTCCAGCCTTGCTGTGTTAATTGGAATGTATCATAATCAAAATCTTTTCCTTTGTATGAAATTATACTGTTAGAAAAATCATAAACATATCCTTTTGTAGGAAAAGTTGAAGCAAATATACTTTTTCCTGTTGAAGGAGGCCCAATAATTAGACATTTAATAAATTCAGTATTAACTGTTACATCCATTGCACTTGATGGCATTTTAAATCACCCCTTTAAATTTAGTCAATTATTTTTGGATAAAAATCAACTGGAAACATTGCCTCAATAATTTCAGGCTTATTTTTAAATGCATCTCTGAAAAATCGTTGAGCAATTACTTTATCATTATCACTTAACTTCATATATTTTTCAAACATTGACTTTGCATAAGTTAATTCATTCTTGAATGACCATGCCTCGTCAACTTTTGCAAATACTTCAGATCTAATTGAAGATGTTTCTTTAACAAACTTATCATATTCATCTTTCTTTTTTGTAAACTCCTTTTTAAGCTTTTCATTTGTTATCAGCATATCCCTGACTTTATATATATTCTCCCCTGTGTAATATTTCTCTTGTTGCAATGATAAATCAGTATCAGGTTCAGTCCATTGATATGAATAACCTATTCCACTGTAATCATACTTCATTTTGAGTACACTCATTTCAAGAACTTTTTGTGCGTCTTCTGCATTTTTAAACATCATACTTCCAACTTTAAAAACGATCTCGGTTTTTTGTAAGTCAAATTCACGGTATTCAGGTAATTGTGGTTCCATTACTGGCAAAATACCAGCAAATGCAATTTCAACATCAATTAAGTTTTGAATCTCATCCTGAGATAATTCCGTCAACTCATCATTAGTTAATTCATTAAAACGCTTCATGTTTAAACCCTCCTGGTTTATTTATTTCAATTCAGATACCGTAAATATTACGTTATCAATTTATTGATTAATTGACTTATTCTCCATCCTCAATCAACTCAACATCCCAAAATTGTTGCTTAAACCCTTCAGGAATGTTCTCAACAAATTCACTCGGTTCAGTGTTACTCGTACATAAGCCATAAAATTGACACTTACGGTTATAATCAAAGCAAGAATCGAATTGACATGGAAAATAATTACTTTTCTCACATTGATAAATATCTCCGCACGTTTTAAGGAAGGACATTTTCCACTTAAAAATATCATCATCTGTAAATATTTGTGGAGTACGTGAAAAATCAATCGTTACCTTTCCATATTCACCTGACTTGCCCTTCCTTGAAAACAACTGGTGCAATGTCACCAATGCGCCTGTGGCATCGAAGTTAAGCACACGTTTAGCAGCATAAGAATACCCAATGATTTGAGGGGAACGATATAAACGGGCTTCTTGAATAGCTAACGATTGTCCAGTTGTCTTAAATTCATCAATCCACTTCGTTTCGTTTAACTTCATTTGTAAATCCAACTTCCCTGTATAAACAATAGGTGGTAAGTAACCAAACATTTCAGCTTCAATCTCCGTTTCCAACTCCATTACCAATGAAAACACTTGTTCAGTTGCAATAACTTCCAATGTATTTTGGTCAGCTTCAAAATGAGTAATGTAATTAATAAATGAAGTGGTACAATTTTCAAAGGTACGATAATCATCCCAGAACATTGCACCTTCACTACTTTCATCCCATGACTTTTTACCAAGTAAGATCGCATTATTAATAGCAATACTTCGTTTAGCCCATCCGTATTGCTTAATTGTTCCATAAAACCCTTCCATAAATGCATGAAAACAACTTCCATATCTTAATGCAGTTGAGCCATAAATGGATTTAAGACCAAGCATATGGCTTAACTGGAATTTTCGTAAGCATCGAACTGCCGTTGATCGCTTCGTATTGTCCAATCTAATTTCAGTCAAATAAGAACGAATTGGTAATGTCTGAACTTGTTCTTGATTTGAATTGGTTAAGAATTGATTTTGATTTGAGTATGATGGTTTTATTATTGCTTCGGATTCTAAATTGAATTCTTCGATGACTTCAGTATTAAGGACATTAATCTCAATTTCATTTGCCATTTTATCCACCTTTCCCTCATTTCAGGGTTTTAAAAACATGGCTAAGGATATGTGATCAAGGGGTAGGATTCACATTCCTTAGCTCATGTTGCCTTCAATTAAATGAAGGCTCGAAAATTACAGTTTAAATCCGAGTTTTGCAAGAAGAGCCATTGCAACTTCCTGGTCCTCACTGGAAAGACCAGCGATTTTGGACTTAACATCAGACTTACTGATTTTCTCAGCAGCAGGTGCACGAACTGTCCAATCGTTAGCCATAAGACCATTCCATACTTTTGTGATGGAAGTAACAACTTCCTGCCCTGATTTACCAGCACCGGCATCACCCAACTTATGACCAAGACCAAATGGGCCAAGTTTGGCCTGAATTTCCATTGGAAGATCATTAAAATCGAAGTTTAATACCGTTCCGGTCACACCTTCAGTCAATGTTACAATCGTACCTTCAAAACTTTTACCGAGTTTTTTCTTTTTTACTTCCGTTTCACCTGCTGGTGTTCCTACTTCATTTACATTTGTATCAAGTTCCATACCTTCCTCCTGTTCTCCTTTTGATTTTCTGCTCATTTTATATCTCCTTTTTGGTTTATATTCCTCAGGGAATTGCTCCCTTTTAAGGTCTCCTTTTTACTTCTTTTCTCCTCAGTGGTAAGGAATAATTCGAGGGAATGTTTCAATAATTCGTCAAGTGTCATGCAACTCCTAACAACATAATCCTTCGCTTTAATATATAAATCAGTATCAATTTTTGCCTGAATGTGTCTCATTTCTTTATCCTTTAAGTGGAGGTATACTAACTGCAGTTATAATTGCATCAAGGGCATCTTCAACCGTAATACCACCTTTCATTACATCAGTTAAGATTGACCTTGTATATTCAGTAATATCACTTGTGCAAATACAATCTCCCCACTTACAACTTATTACGCAAGTATCATTTTTCTCATGGAGTTCCTTATGCTTACATTTTGGTGAGTTACATTTTTCATTGTTTACACATCTAAAACTTTGTCCTTTCATAAAACCTCCATGATTTCATCATTAATCGTTCATTTAATACCCATATATTATCATAATTCAATGAAGATGTCAATATAAATATTGAAGTTCATGCAATTATATTAAGTTCATAATCATAATGGATATAATTTGCATGATAATTCCATTATCTTTTCAATTAATTCCTCCTTACTCATTTCATTTAAGATCATATTACATAATTTGCATCGGTTGTCAGTTGCATTTAAAACCCTGAATTCTTCTGGCTTAATGGATAAGTGAATCGCAATTAATGCTGTCCTTTCCTCATCCCAAGCCATTTTAAACCATTGTTCCCTAATGGTGTTACACGTTTTACACTTAATGATTGCAACTAAGTTATACTCCTCAACTGCTTTCTTTTTGGGTGACTTAATAAATGATTTGTTTATCTTATTCATTCCTGCCTTAACGATTGCTTCAGGCACAATTCCCAATTTAACTAACAATTCAGCAGTTGCATTTCTCTTATCAATTGGTAAATCGTAAAGGAGTTGGGTTATCTTGCCTAACTTAATGTCCGTTTTATCACTCATTTTATTCACCCCTTAATTAATTTTAATTCCTAACTTTTTCAAAACATTCATTTCATCTTCAGTCAGCCATTTTGAAGTTGATTCCTGTTTTTGAGTTTCCCACTCAGCCCTTCCCAACTCAATAAATTGAGGGCATAAAAATAATCCTATGTTTAGCGTTAAACCCTTAAACAATGGAAATTTCCTTTCAATGTATTCATGAAACGTATCCTTAATTAATGAATGTGATAGTGTTATTTCTAAGCTCAATGGGCAGTCACCACCGTAATATTTACGCCCGAAATGGTACTTGTCGCAATTCAGACAAGTGATTAATGAATTATTAAGATTAACGCTTGGAATGTTTGGATTCATTTTCTTCCTCTCTTTGACTTAAGCACTCACGGATAATTAACTTCCGAATGATTTGGGAATATGATAAGTGTCCGGCAATCTTCCTTAACATTTCAAATTCATTCGGCTTTAAGTAAACTGCTGCTTTCATTCGTCCGTTGTAACTGTGCATGGTTTAAACCTCCAATTTTGGGAAGATATATCCAATTATTTCTTCATCAATCAATGGCTGAATTAATTTACCTTCTTCAGCCATAATTAATTGAAATACTGCATCGAATGTAGGTGCAGTTTTATAAATACCCTTATCAAGATAAATTGCACACTCAGTTTGTATTTGTTTTTCTCTTCTTATATCTTCATTATAATGATAACTAACCGAAAAATACTTACCAGGAAATTCCTTTCTCATTGCTTCAACACACTCCTTAAATGTCATTGGATGTCCTCCTTTTTAATTGGCTCCCATTTTTCAATCTCTTTTAAGATTTCCATCAGATGCCAATAACCACAAAAATCCTTAGCTGCATCTTCCTTTTCATCCGTCAAATCATTTCCTTTCAACATCTTTTTAAGCTTATCATCCATTCGTAATTTCATTAAGTCTAATGCACTTCCTTTGGAATAAATGTTGATTGCTTCGAAGGCTGAATTTCCGTAAGCACGGTTTTTCTTAATTAAGAAATTTCCGTATTCAATCATATGCTTCCTTATTAACGATTCAACTTGTCTTTGTGTTGGTTTCCTTTCCATGTTTAATCCTCCTTAATTATTTATATTTTATTCATTTTTGCCGGTTTTGGTTTAATTAATCAATGGCAATGCCATGCCATTTGACCGGAACATGGTTATTTTCTCGAAAAAATCGAGGTACATGGACAATCATACGCATTTTTGATTTTGCCAATATTAGCCCTCACTAAGGTTTACATTAATTTCATCCATACCGTAAATTTTACGATACCTCCCTCATGGCAATTTATTCAGTAAAATAACAAACAAAAAACCGAAAATTGGCCAAGCTAACCATAAGCAAATCACTTCAATAATTTCCATCACTTCCATAAGTCACCTCATCAATTGGATATTTCTTAATCAAATTCCATGCCCTTCCTTCACTTCCACTTTTAATTAATATTTTAATCCTTAAATAAATGGAATAAGGCACGTCCCGATAATGGTATGCTTTTTTATTTGTGTAAATTGTCAACCTTGCTCCGTTTTCATTATAAGTATATGTTTTTATCATTATTCATTCCTCAGCATAACGGACATTCGTCAAAATCTTGCTTTCCGTGAATTGGGCAGTCGTATCCTTCTTCCTCGTCCTTATCTGCATAATATTTTCTATCTGCTTCAATATAAACTCTCCAATCTTCATCCGTTTCCGTTTCCATTTCTATTTCCAATTCCCGCTCAGGATCATATTCAGGAAATTCATCCAATTTATCCTCATTCTTAAATGTTTTAAGTGATATTATTGTCATTTTATTCTCCTTTCAAATAAAATTCATTTATCGAATAAATTCAAGCCATAAATAATATCCTGCAATTATCCAAGATACAATTGCAATTATTATTGACCAAAATATTATCTTCATTTTAATTAACCTCAATTTGAATTCACGACTTAAGACAAATTTAAACATTTCCTTGCTCAAGGGAAGACCATACGTACGTTTTTATTTTTGCTTAAGCCGTGAATTTCATTTAAACTTCCTCAACAATGATTTTAATTTTCCTTGCAAGTAACATTCCAACAGTTGTTTTCAATGCAATTGCAATATTTTCAAGCATGAACAACGAACATTCCTTTTTGCACCGCTCAACTTCATTAATATGGGTAACGGAAATTCCAACATTAATTGCAAGTTGTTGTTGGGTTAATCCATTCATTGTCCTGAATATTTTAATATTATTCCTTACCATTATTTCACCAATTCCTTAATTTTTAAAACCGATACATTTTAAATGCTTCGTCAGTGCATGGAACTAACTTACGAATTGATTCACGATTGAATACCTTATCTCCCATTCGTGAAATTTCAGTATATGAATATGTATCCCAAAGGATATAAATTGTCCAGTCATGAATTTGTCCACGAACGGCAACCCATCTTAATTGTTTACCCGTATTACACATATTTATTCCTTCAGGTGAATCAGTTACGATTCCCGTTGCAAAGTGACAATGTTCAGGCATTGCTTGTAACATTTCAATGTCAAGCATTTTTCACCTCATTTTAAATTTATTTTATTCAACTCATCCTTTTTGCAGTGTTTAGCCATATTCTTATCACAAAACTTTTCCCAAGTGCATAATGCACAACTTGTTTTTAAAATTAATGATTTTGGTAATTCATTATGCTTCGACTTCATTTCATTCCAGGTCATACACATGATTTATCCCCTTAATTTGAATTTATTTGTTTACTGATTTTGATTTAGCCATAGGATAAATAATCATATCCAATGATTTCACTCGGCAAACATTCCCAACTGAACAATTCATTACTTCATTTCTTGCCATTGAAATCAATGATTTTGTTTGTTGTTGACTTCGGTAATATCCGAATGAATACGCTCCATAAATTATGAAGTAAATAACCGATATTAATAATAAGCCCCATTTAATTCCATTCACAATCTTAATCCTTTTTTCAGTTTTCATTTCAATCCACCTCATTAATGAATTTTGAGTAATGTCCGTGACAAATATCATATGCCAAGGCATGAAGAATGTCCTTATCATTTGACGTTAATCGGCTTGCAAATGTTGGGCTTAATAAATCCAAAAGAAATTGATTGAAGTAAAAATAATCGTTTTTGAGATCCTGAATGTGATATTGAGTTGGTTTGCTTAATTGAGACAATAAATCGAAGGCGGTTGAATACGTAATTAAGCGATGAAAACGTACCTGAATATCATTTTCATTCAACTTCTCAATTACTTTTGAAGATGTAAAATTTGACCATTTCATAAGTTCACCTGATTTGCAAATGTTTTAAGTACATTTCGAATGTCCTTCGCATTAATGTTTCTCCAATGTGTAATGTTATTTAAGATATACAAACACTGAATTTTCAATTCATGCCCTTCCATATTTAATGCCGCCTTGCAATAATTCACGGCATAATTAAGGGAGGTTGAGTAAGAATTAATATCGGCCAAAATTTGCTTAATACATTTCCTGACATCGTCTTCACTGATTTTGATTTGAGTTGATTTTTTCATTTCGTTCCCCTTTGTGTTTAAATTTTAAACCATTTTCATTAAAAACCATCATTGTATTCATGTATTAAATATATCATACAACCATGAAGATGTCAATGTAATTATTAAGGTTTTGAAATGTTTATTCAGCGTGTTTTATTTAATTAAACGTCAATTTTGCAATGGACAAAACCAAACATCAAACATTATTAAACCAATTGTCCATTGTCCATCATTCGATTATATTTTAATAAATGGCATCGTAAAAATTACGCTACCTCCCTCATGACTTTACTTACTATTTATTAAGCATTTTTCCTTTTAAGCTTATCTTTTCTTAAGTGTTTTCTTTTTAACTCCTTAGTTATCATTATGACCTCTTACCTTTTTGTTATATAATATTATATATATATATACATATATATTAAAATGTAAAACAAATGTAATAACAATAATAACAAATTAAAACAATACAATAAATAAACAATAAACACTTAAAAGTATAACTAAGTAAAATCATGAATCAATGGAGGTAACGTAATATTTACGACATCAATTATCAATATATTTTGCCATGATGGACAATGGACAATTGCAAATTGCACGTTTGACGTTCAATGTTCAACGTTCAACGTTTGGCCTTAAAATACTCAACCATAACTTAAGAATCAAATTGACAGTACCCTTAATCCATGTTATAATTAAACCATAATTAAATCATAATTAAATCATTTAAAAATGGAGGTTTTTAAAATGAATAAGGAAAAAGCTGATAGTTTATTTCAGGAAGTATTAATGGATTGTAAAGTAGGTCAAAAACGTTATATTGTATATGAAAAACGCTCCGAAGGTGAATCGGCAAGGTTAATGTTAAACCGTGTTAAGGATTTATATGGTAAAAGGAATCCTTGGCGTCAACTTGAAATTGAAATATATTCAGATACATTAATGGTTAATGGAGTTGAAAAGAAATTCATAATTATTGAAAAGGTTGATCCATTACACCCAAAGGTTAATTATGAAGTTTTTAAAGAAGATGAAAACGGTAATTTAGTTCCTTGGGTGGATAAAAACGCATACCTTCCCATTATTCGGCAGATTAAGCAATGGCAACAAGTCAATCCGGCTTCAGGTTATAATGAAATGTTTATTGATTTTAATATGAAATCTTGGGAAAGTGAGCAACGTGATTTATTTACAAAGGTATACAATGAATTAAATAAAAATGTTGAGTATAAAATGGAATTTGAAATCCCATTATCAACTTCATTACCAATAAACCCACCAATTCCAACAATTCAAGGTGAACAAAACAAAGATGAAATTTTAATGGAATTGAGTCATAAATGGCGTAGGCAATCAAGGGTATATTTGCAAGTTGATAATCCCGATTGCACGTTGGATGATTTCATTAACATAATGACAATAAATCCATTTACAAAGGAATTGAAAACGGACATCACCAATGATGATATTGAAGTTTTACGGATGTTATACGATGAAATGGCAGTTAAATAATTCATGAAATGAATTGGTTTACCGATTGAAGTGAAAACATGGTATGACCATAATTTAAGCCATACCATGTTTTTGTTTAAACCGTTTACGAATTTATTCGTGGTTATTTTCCCCGTCCTCAAGGGCCAAAATATCCAATTGTTTTGCCGTAAATTTGTACGAAAACAATCCGCCATTGACGGCAGTCCGTAACATAATCAACCGTTCAACATCTTCAATTAAATTCAGCGTTTTTATTGTAACCGCAGGTGATTTATCGGTTTTCTCCCGCTCCACGTGGTGACCTTCATTAATTGCTTCCATTGTTTTCATCATGCCAACGCTCCGTTGCTCAGCGGTGAACCCCGCCTTGATTGTTAATCCCGCAACGGAATCAATAACAACATTCCGCGCTCCGATCAGGGCAAGACGTTTGAATAATTCATGGTTTTTGTCAAGGGTTAATATCCGTTTGATTCCCCCTGCCATAAATGACATCTCAGCCGTGTTGTAACTTGCTGATTCTTTTGCCCGCTTCCAATTTTCCGTTGTTTCTGTGTTTTCAATTGTCATAATGATACCCCTTGATAATGAATTTACCGTCAGGCGTGCGCCGTCAGGATTGTTGCCAATTTTGATGATTTTGCTTCATGTATTTAATACTGCAATCGCCGTGCCACAATTGTAACGTGTTGAAATCATTCATGTTTTTAAATCAATCATGTTTTTAAACATCCGAAACGTTGAAAAATGTAAACAATTCCGACAGATATTTTATGTAATATTCTCAGGATTTTCATGTAACCATGTAAAATTATTCGGTTTTTATTCAATTTAGCAAATTGTAAAGAAATTCGACAACGTTGTAAACATTTTCGACATTTTCAGAAACATGAATGATTTCAATTGGTTAAAGTGTAATGAAATCCGACATGTCAATTTATTGACACATTCCCGAATTTCCCGCCGTAAACATTACGATACCTCCGTCCGGTTCATTGCAAGCAATCGTCATGCAATCAATTAATCAATGAATACATTAGTTATACATTTATTCAGTCAATCAATGCAATACAATGGCTGACAATTGGATACATTGCTTGGCGTTAGCCAAGTACCCCCTACCCGTCAAGGGGGATTGACGGCCCATGCAGTCGCCACGCCACCCCAAAACCTAACCTTCCCTCCATGTAAACATACTTTTCACTTAATTCAAAAGTTAATCGGTAAACCAATCGGACTTCCGATTTCGAAATTAATTAAGCACGGTCTTCGGAAAATAAAAATTTTCAAATTTTTTACAAAAATTAAAATAACCTTAAAATAAATATTGACAACTTCCGTATTTAGCGGTATCATTACAATGATGATACCATTTTCACCTCATTCCATTGAAGGGGCATTGGATTTCTCAAACACAACCGTGTTCAAATTCAATGCCTTAATTAAACCTGAAATAAACATAAATTCATACAAACAACTTTCACTTGAACCGTTGATTTATGGCTGGAAGGAAATTGGAAAATTACTTAATTGTACCTTAGGTATAATCAGGCATAAATTGAAGCGTGTTCTTCTTAAGGGAAGGTATGTATTTTTTCGCTTAGCGGTAAATTCGTGTGGTACGATCAGTAGAGTATACTGTACTTATAAATCATTACTTGCTTTATTTATTGCACGCTATTGTGGACTCGATAAAATTCCTGAGGTTCCTTGTATACTTATTATCGGAACTAAAGGGATATCTAAATTTTTAGGAGTATCTGACGAAGGTTTTAGAAGAAAATATAGAGATGTTTTTGAAAGTGATGGAATAATATATAAATTAAGTAATAAGTGTAAGCCTTACTTATGTGCCTTTACAAATATGTTAATTGCTTCATTAGTAAAACATCCTGAACTTGATTTTCGTGAGGCAACATATGTCAGAAAGTGATTTAAGTCCAGAACAAACAATTAAGGATTTGTTATCCCCGATGCAGAAGGCACTGGAGGAATTGGGAATAACTCCAGAAATGCTTGGTAAAAAACTCCTTGAAGAAATGAACGCTGAAGAAACTAAATTCTTCTCTCATCAAGGAGAAATTAAGGATTCAGAAAATGTAATTGCTTGGGATGTTCGTCAGCGGGCAAGGCAAGACGCACATAAGTTAAGGGGTGATTATGCTCCTGAAAAACGTGATTTAAACATCCATGAAGATCATGATTATGATCCTGAGGAAGAGTTGATCTTAACAAATGCCGCAAATGAAATTGCTCAAAAACGAATCGCTGAAATGCGAAATGATAATGAGCCAATTGAGCCAACCGAACCAATTGAGGAAACAAAAAAGGATTGAGTTCAAACCACAATCAAGTTGAGTTAAATGAAGCACAACGCTCATTATCCTTGAAAGATGTTGAGCGTTGTTCTGCTTGGTTTTGGGCTAATCAAAATAATATTAGATTATCTGGTGGAAATTATTCACTTAAAAACCATGAATATCAGGTTGAAATGCTCAATGCCCCTGAAAAATTAAGATGTCATAAAAAAGGCGCTCAGATGGGTGTCTCTGAAGCTGAAGTTTTAAGAACAATTCATGGAATGATTAATAACCGATATAATCAAGGTGTATTGTATTTATTCCCAAGTGCTGATGATGTATCTGAATTTTCAAAAGCCCGTTTCAATCCATTAATCGCTGATAATCCTGAATCAATTGGTTCATTTGTCCGTGCAACTGACTCAGCAACAATTAAGCGTATTGGTCGAGCAATGTTATACTTACGTGGAGCACGTGGAACTGCAAATATTGAAGGCTCAAAAAAGGATTCCTCAAAATTAAGATCAATTCCAGTAGATAAAATAGTATATGATGAGTGCGATTTGATGGATCCTGACATGATTGATTTGGCTTCAGAACGTATTTCACACTCATTAATTCAAGAACAAGTATTCCTTAGTACTCCATCAATACCTGACTATGGGATAGATAAAAAGTTTCAAGAATCCGATCAACGTTTATGGATGATTAAGTGTAAACATTGTAATGAATGGACTTGTCTCGAATTAGAATTCCCTGAATTAATTACACAACATGAAGATGGTTCCGGTATGCGCTTATGTAGAAAATGCAAGCGTGAAATTTATCCTTACAACGGAACATGGGCAGCTCAATATCCTTCGCGTAAGAATAATTATGGAACTTGGATATCTCAATTGAATTCAGCATATGTTGATCCATGGAAAATCCTTCAATTATTTTTAAACCCACCTAACGGAAATATTCAAGAAGTTTACAATTCAAAATTGGGTATGGCTTACATTGCGGCTGAAAATCGTTTGCAAGCACATGACTTATATCCCTTAATGTCAAATGAAATTGGAATGTTTGACCATCCTGGACCGACAGCAATGGGAGTTGATGTCGGGAATAACCTTCATGTTACGATAATTGATCGCCCATCTGAAAAATCAAAACGAGTAATTAAGATTGTGGAAATTAATGCAAAAATGAATAAGGAAACACCCATTGCTGAAATGATTAATTTCAGTCCAATTCATGATTTGATTAAGCAATTTAATGTTAAATCATGTGTTTTCGACTTCGCTCCCGTACAACAACAAGTAAGGGCATTTCGTGAATCCGAATTGACTTGTGAAGTGTTCGGTTGCATTTATCAAGAACATCAACGTGGCCCTGCATCTTGGGATGTTGTTGATGGAATTGTTCGTGTAAATCGTACTGAAATTTGTGATACAACTCATGCGTTATGTATGGAAAAGGGAGCATTGTCCATTCCAAGGCGTTCATCGGAAATTGATGAGTGGGTTACACATATGTGTAACTTGGCTAAAGTTTTGCAAGAAAATAAGGATACGGGGAGTAAGGAATATCATTATCGTAAGTTAGGCCCCGACCATTATCGTCATTCACTTAATTATGCAATTCTCGCTTCACAACGAATTGGTATTTATGTTGCTCCGACAACAAATAAATCAAAGGGATCGAATTGGCGTGGCAATGATGCTGGTTCGTTTATGTCGGTTTAATCTGATGAGCGTAAAATTTACGGTATCTCAATGGGTGAACGAAAAAGGAGAACAGGAGGTTCAAAATGAATATTAATTATTTGAATGGAATTTCGAAGGTTATTGGTCATGTTCAAGTTGTTGGAAATGAACGTGGTTATGAACCGGCTTTATATATTATTAATGAGAAATCACCACGATTTCAAGGACATTCATTCATTATTGCATTAAGCGCATTTTATAAATACGTAAATCCATTCATCAACAACGCACATCCGAAGTTGATTAAGGAAGATCAGATTAAATTTAATGAGCTTACAACACGTTTACATATTGAGAATGAGTCAATAATGAATATAATTACAATTGATAAACGTAAGGAATATATTAAAAATATGGCTTGTGTTGCATTCGCCTTGGCATTGTATAAAGCAGAAGGAATCCTCCTCGTCACTGGGTATAATTTAGGTCAGTGCATGACCATGTTTGAGATTGAGCCAATTCCACAAGCAGCTTGCCAATTGTTACTATTCATTGAGGATTCATTGGACGATTTAAGACGTGCACCAATGCCATTCCCTGATTCAATTTACAATGCAGGTGGAATGAATGTATCCATTGAAGGGAAAAAGATTTACTCAGGTGATTGGCATATTACAGAGTCGGAATTAATGAAAGAACAATTGATTCAATAATAAGGAATAAATGGAACGTAAAACAACTGATGTTTCAAATTATGTAAGGACATCAAATTTCAATCCACCTTCGGGTGGTTCTTCCTTATCATCAACCGCTGAAACTCCAAATTTGACCATAATAAGTGCTCGTGGTTCGATTTTGGAAGGCCAATTGTGGCAACAACGTCTTGCAAATTTGCAAATGTTCAGGAATCAAGCCCGTCTTCAGCAATCATTAAACCGGATGGAGATGGCAATTGATGAAGATTTTTATGATTCAATTCAACTTGATATCAATGACATTGCAATCTTACAAGAACGTAAACAACCAATCTTAACATTTAATGTAATTAAGGATACAATTAATTGGCTCCTCGGAACGGAAAAAAAGTTGCGTGTTGATTTTTCAATTGTCTCAAAACATAAGGGAGATGAGAAGGAAGCCAAGATTAAATCAGAAATTTTCAAGTTTGATTCGGACATCAACCACGCTGAATATGTTGTATCCAATGCCTTCGCATCATCCGTTAAGGCAGGTGTTGGTTGGGTTGAAGCTGGAGCCCAAAACAATAATGATTCTCCAATTTTCATAAGGAATGAGAAATGGAGAAATGTCTGGTTTGATCATTTGTCAACGGGCTTAATGCGAAGAATGTCAAGGTTCGTGATAAGGGAAAAGTGGGTCGATTTAGATGTTGCTCAGGTATTATTTGAGGATAGGAAGGAAGATCTTAAGGTAATGAGTCAGCATGTAAATTCCATTTATCCCTTCAATCCTGATGATATGGTTTTAAGTGATCCTGCTTCGGAGTTTGATGTTGAAGGACAAATGGATTCGATGTTCTCACCAAGGGGTGAGGTATTAAGGGAACGGGTTAAAATCGTTGAGTGTCAATATCGTATGCCTGCGAAGGTTCAACTTTTAAGGATGGTAGATAAATCAATCCCTTGGGGATCATTGGAAGGGTCAATTTATCGGAAGGGAAATCAAGATCAGGATTATTTGGTTAAGAATGGATATTTTGAGACGTTTGAAGTAATGCGAATGATCGTCCGTCATGCTTATTGGTGTGGACGGATTTATCTTAAGGACGTTTTAAGCCCATATAACCATTGGGAATTTTCATTAATTCCAATCTGGTGTTATGTTCGTGAGCGGGATAATATGCCTTATGGGGTAATTCGTGACCTTCGTGACCCACAAATTGACTTAAATAAGCGTAAAAGTAAGGCATTATTTTTGATGTCAGCCAATCAAATTCATGCTGAAAAGGGTGCATTTGATGATAAGATGGATGCAATTATTGAAGCTAATCGAGCTGATGGTTTCCTTGAGTATAACGTGGGGAAGAAATTTGAAATTGTAAGAAATGCCGATCTTGGAGCAGCTCATTTAAGCATGGCCCATGATGATGAGCGTTTCATTCGTTCGATTGCTGGCCATGTTGATCCTCAGGTTGCAGAATCGAAGAAGGATATTTCGGGGAAGGCATTAACTTCCCTTAAGGAAGGAACACAATTAACAAGTGGAGTTTTATTTGACAATTATTATTTCGGTCTTCAATTAATTGGTGAGATTCGCTTAACATTGATTGAGCAATTCCGTGATGCTGAGGAAGAAATAATGGTTGGGCAGGGCACGAATAAGGAAAGGTATGAAGCAATAAACCAACCACAAGAAGATGGTTCAATTTTGAATCCAATTACAAAGGCAAAATCACGTTTTGTAATCGCAAAAAGGGATTATCGTGAATCCGTTCGTGCTTCAATGTTGGAAACATTAACTGAAATAACAATGTATTTAACAAAGACCGCACCTCAAGTTGCAATTGCAATGTTAGACTTGGTCGTGGAATTTATGGACGATCTTGGTCCAATGAAAAGTGACTTAGTCGATCGTATTCGTAAGATAAATAAACAACATCCACCAAAATCGGAAATGACTGAAGAGGAATTGAAGAAAGCAATTGAAGTTGATGAAGCTGAAATGAAAAAGAAACAAGCAATGGAACAAATTCAGTTTATGATGGAACAGGCGAAGTTAAAATCTATGCAGGCAAAGGGAAATTCTGATGATTCGAAGGCAATTAAGGCAAAAATTGATGGGGTTGTTCGGGAATTGGAAGGTTACATGGCTGCATTGGAAGTTGCTGAAACAATTCAGCTCAACCCATCGGTCGCTGAAGCTGCTGACATGGTTATTAAGGAATCTAAAAGGGTAATTTTGCCTGAAGGAAATGGGCAACAAAATCAGCAAAATCAAGGAAGACAAATTAATCCTGAGCAAAATCAAGGAGGTTTATAATGAGTGTAGGTGATCTGACTAAATTACCAACAGCGGGCATTCAAGCAGTTGGTCATGTGACAAGTGTAACTGGGACTTCAACCACAATGTATCTTGGATATGACAATGGAAAGGTAAAAACCTTAACAACATCTGGTGTTGTTGCTGATTTGACTACAAAAGTTATCCTTCCAGGTAAAATTGTTTCACTTGTTTATACTGGACTAACTGCCATTTTATGTGCAATAACTGCCGATGGTAAGATTTATAAGATTACATCACTTGGTGTTGTTACGTTACTTAAAAATTTGAATATGGGAGTTTGTGGAGCTTATTATGTCTCCAATTATTTGTACATTGTCCTGGACTCAATGCAGCAGGAAAAAAGTAATTTACTTAAACTTCAATTGGCATAAGGTGGTATTATGAGCTTAACTCACTTAACATATATCGGTGAAACGGCTGCAGCTATTATCAGTCATGGTGCAGTAACTTATATAGGAACCTTGAAAGGTAATATATTAAGGATGAATAATGTTACTAAAGTGCTAACCAATATTGGTAAAGTACAGGGTGAGATAAGATCATTATCCATTAATTATCCTTTATTATACATAACGGATAATGAAGGTAATATTACCACTTACACAATATCCTCATCTGATGATCCGTCCACTTCATACGGTACTGCAGTTATTGATTTTGGAGCTACATTAACAGATGAAGCTACACTGGTAATTACAAATATGCCAGCAATGAAAACGACTTCACGTATTATAGTGTTTATTGAGGAAGATGATACAACATCAGATAATAACGCAGAAGCACATAAAAGTCTTGCTTCATTCTCAACTTGTCATGCAACGAGTAGAGTAGCTGGAGTTGGGTTTACAGCAGCAGTAAGGCTTTGGAATGGATATGCAAGTGGTACGTTTAAAATCAATTATATTTATGGAGAATAGGGAGGCTTAAAATGAGTTACGGGCAGAAGATAGTAGGGAGCACATCAGGAAATATAGCTGAAGTTGATGTTAATAAAAACCTTAATGTGGTAAATCCAAGTACGTCAATTAAGTCAGGTTTTGTTGTTGGTGCAGGTGAGCATGATGCAGGTACACTTCTTGGTACACGCTCAACAATTGAAGCGGACTATTCAAGGGATTACCGTGCAAGAGTAGCAGTGGATAATATTTTGTTTAATGAATGGTTTTCAGGCACGACAATTAATACTTCAAAATGGGCAACGCCAAGTGCAACTGCAACGGTGGCTCAGGCAGCTGGATTGTTGACACTGAATTCAGCTGCTTCATTGGTTTCAGGGCAAGGATGTATTGTAAAGTCATGGCGAACATTTCCAATTTTTGGTGCATCTGGAATGTATTTTGAAATGAGAGCATCATTGTATTCTGATTCAACACTTTTCAATAACAATACATCTGAATGGGGTGCAGCAATTACTGCAAATACAGTAGCAACTGCTCCTACTGATGGTATTTACTTCAGATATACAATTGCTGGATTGTATGCGGTGGTTATGAGTAACTCAGTTGAAGTTTATGCATCACTTTTATCAACAGGATTACTTACAACGTGGCCAACTTTTGACATTACCAAGATTCACCATTATACTATTTACGTTTCTGAAGATGAGGTTGAATTCTGGATTGATGATAAGTTGGTATATGTTGTTGATCTCCACAATACCAATGTGCCAACTCCAATATCATCTATGCAATTATGTGTATATGCAAGATGTATTAATACAGGTACGAATACACTTACTGCGCAAAAAGTCAACATTGCAAGTGTTAATGTGTCAAGTGCAGATATGGAAACAGCAAAGCCTTGGGCACATAAGATGGCCGGCATGCATGAATCAGTACAATGTATGCCTACTGGTGGTACAACTGGAAAATCATGTACGGCATATACTCAGACTGCAATGCCAACAGCAGGGACAACAATTTTAGCAACTGCCCTTGGAACAAATGCAGTAGCAGGAATCGGTGGATTTCAACACTTTGCAGGTGCTACTGGTTTATCCCTAACTGCAGATACAGCATATCAGATATTCTCAACATTAATCCCTGCTCCTACAGTTGCAGAAGCAAAAGGGTTAATGATATGTGGTATTGATATTACTTTAATTTCAAGAGTAGCTGTCGGTGTAAATGCCACTGTTGTACCATTTGTCATGGAACTTTGTTTTGGCTGTACTAATGCTGATCCTGCAACGGCAGAAGCAATAACAACAAATACCACTCCAGTTAAGGGTGTAAGAAAACAGATCATTGGTATGGGTTCGTTATCAATTAATACTGCTGTAGGCACAACAGTATCAATGACTTGGCATCCTCAAGTACCAGTATATTGTGAAGCAGGTACATATGTTACAATAACATTCAGACCTGCAATAACATATAGTACTGGCCCTACACAAGATTATTTATTTGCGTGTGCTGTTGACGGATATTGGGAGTAAAATGTTAGAATTAATTACGCTTGGTATAATTGTAATTGTCCTTCCCTTACTGAAAACCAATATCAGTTTGGGAGGGGCATTTAAAATGAAGGAAAATGTCTTCATAGTTATATCCATAGCGTACCTTTGTTATGCAATGATATTCAGGGGAGTACCCAATTCTCCCCTGATATATCTTGTTTGCTTTATAACAATGTCAGCAATGTGGTCAACAAATATACATCAATCTTGGCAAGATATTGCAAAGTGGTGGGGATTGTATGGCTTATTTGTATTGGTATCATTCTTACCAATGAATACAGTATTAATGATATCAATGATACCAATTCCATTTATGCTTATTTGGGGGTTCATGCAGAAATTTGGTCTTGAGCCATTTGATAAACTTATGCAATTTATTACCAGTGATTCTTACAAATCAAAATCTTCAATGTTTAATACCTCAATGGGAAATGTAAGTTATGCAGCTGCTTTTCTTGCACCATATATCTTCATATCAATTTACCTTGGAGTAAATGTATCACAGTGGTTCTTCTTAATTACACCATTCATTGTAGTGGGAATCATCATTTCGAAGTGTTATTCAGCAATGGTAGGAATTCTTGCAGGATTATGTGTGATGTTTCCATTATTACTTATCCCATTAGTTGTTAGTGTTTTTGTTCTTGTATATCTTAGAACGTTTTATAGAACAGTATATGATAAATGGGTAGGGAAGAAGGAATACAATTTATTATCAAGGACATATTTTTGGAAGATTGCTTTTAATCTATGGCTTAAAAAACCATTGTTTGGCTGGGGAATAAAGACATATCAAAAAGAACAGTTTGTAATGGCACCAAAAATAAATATGACTATTTCACGTTTTCCCTTACGTGTTCATAATGATTATATGGAAATGCTTTGTGAGTGTGGACTTATCGGCTTGGTATTGATGGTGTACTTCATTGTTTCGATCATTTATCCTGCACTTCAATCAGGTAATTATATTTTACTTGGAGGTATCATATGTTTACTCGTGCATGGAATATTTTTATACACTTTGTCGATATTTTCATATGTACCATATATAATTCTGGCCTCTTGTCTTTCAAGTCAGACGATGGAACATATGCAATTACCTCTAATGGTAGCTTTAATATGTTCAGTTGGTTTAATAAAAATGGTAATAAATTATGTGATAAAGATACAAATGTCTCATTACTGGACCGCAAAGTTTGAATCTTCAACGAATGCTGGAGATAAATGTGAATATGCTAAAAAGGCATTAGAAATGACTCCATATGAAGGGACAGTACTTACAAATAGTACACTAACACAAGGACTGATAAGTGCTGAATTAGCAATACCATACCTGGAAAAATCAATTTATTTCTTTGATGGAACAATGAATCTTGCTGAATTATGGTTGACATATGGAAATACACAAAGGTTGATCGGTGATTATGAAGGAGCGAAGAAATCATTAAATTATGCTTTGTATTTAAACTCAGATTTAAGTCAAGCAAATTTTATCTTGAGTATGATAAATAAAGCAGAACGAAATTTTAACGGTGGCGTAAAAATTACGTTACCTCCAAATATGAATAAATAAGGAGGTTTGAAATGGAACCAAAAGAGGATAAAAAGGAAATAATTGAGGATGAAATTAAGGCTCCAGAAATAACGAACGGGGATATTGCACCTGAAGGATATACTCAATCTGAATGGGATCGTTTATCCAGTGGAGATAAAGAAGGGATTTTAGATTTACTTAAAAATCCTGACCTTAATGAGGATGAAGATGAAATTGTAGTTGAGGGTGAAATCAAATCGGAAGTTAAGGTTGATGAAGAAGTTAAACCTGAAGTTGTAATTGAGCCGGTTATTGAACCAATAATTGAAGTTAAAAAGGAAGAAGTTGAAGTTTCAGATATGGACTTGGTTTCATTCAGACCATCGGTGACAAGTAAGGATTTGGAATCATGGTTGGCAAATCAACCTGAAGATGTTAAAAATAAGTACATTGTTAATGTTCCTTCAGATATGGTTAATGCACATAATTCGGCATTAAGTGAATTGAGGACAAAGTTCGATGCTGATGAAATTTCCAGGGATGAATATGAAGATCAGCGAGATGAAATTAAAGAAAAGTTAGCTGAGTATAAAATCGTTGAAAGGGAACGTTTGCGAGATGCACTTAAGGATGAGGTTACTTGGGACAGGGAACAAGCTGCATTTATGGGTGCAAGGAAGGAATATGTTGGGGAAGTCCAAACTGATGGGACAATTAAGAAAACATCGAGAAGTACATTGTTACTTGGTGCATTACAAGCAGCAATTAAGGAAGTTGAGGCCACAACCCCAGGGTTGCCAGGAATACAATTATTGGTTAAGGCTGACAAAATTGTTAAGGATGCATTTGGATTGAATAAAAAGGTTGAGGAAATTAAGAAAGTTGAGGAAAAAAAGGAGGAAAAGAAAACTCCAGCAGAAATACTTAAAGAAAAAGGAATTTCGAAGTTACCGGATGAAGCAAATTTGGGGGATGTGCCTGAAGCAGGGAAAAATTTAACAGAAGATGGATGGGGTGCAATTGATCGCTTACCTGATAAGAAAAGGGAAGAATGGCTTGCTAAGCAACCACAAAAAGTTGTTGATGCTTATGTTAATTCATTGGCAAGTGGGCGGTAAGTTATGGCACTTAAAAAAGAAATTTCAGTTGGAGATGAATTGGATTTCGATTTGTCTCACCAATCGGGCTTAACTAATGTTAAGATACGTTTAACGGAAGTTGTAGGAAGACGAGCAATCTTGGTCATAATGGCGAATAAGGAGTCAGTACCAATTCGTCATACAAAGTGTAATCATTATAAAAAAGAGAGTATAGGATGAGGATAATTAAATCAACTAATGGATTTGATATTCAAGTTGACAATGAAGCAGTAGCTAAATTATATGGTAGTAACGCTGTACTTAATAAAATTGCAGTATGTGAAAAACATGAGGTTTCTCACTTGGATGTAGAACAAAATAAAAAATATGCCAGGATGGTTTAAAATGGAGGCACCAAGTGGGACAAACCATGGTTGGATTAAATGATGCCAAAGCCGTCAAACGGTTTAGTTCAAGCCTTACGGTTGATGCAGCAAGAAAAGGTCAGTGGACTTCGAAGTGGATGGGTGGAGGCCCAACTGCAACACAGCCGATTTATTCAGTACCTGATCTGGAAAATCAACGTGGGGAGCAGGTTTCGTTTGATATTTCAATGCAGCTTAATTCACAGCCAATTGAAGGTGATGATGAGGCTCGTGGTAAAGGTGAGAAACTATTTTTCTACTCTCAGGTTGTTTATATTGATCAGGAGAGGGAAGTTGTTTCTACTGGTGGTCGAATGACTCAGAAACGTACACTTCATGATTTGAGACAGGTGGCACGCTCAAGGACGGCAGATTTATGGGGCCGTGTTTTTGACCAGATAATTTTCATTTATTTAAGTGGAGCTCGTGGAGTAAATTCGGATTACGTCTTCCCGACGACATGGACAGGAAGGGCGAATAACTCATTAAGTGCACCTGATTCAAATCATATCGTTTTTGGTGGAGTTGCTACTGTTAAAGGTGATATGACAGTTACGGATACAATGACCACACTTCCTATTGATAAAGCAGTTGCATATGCAAAAATGATGGGTGGTGGAGGGCCGGCTTATTCTGAGGTTCCTCAGATTCAGCCAATTAATGAGTCAGGGGAAGAAGTATTCCTTATGGTAATGAATCCTTGGCAGGAATTCAATTTGAGAAGGAATACAACGTCTATGGACTGGGCAGACATTCAGAAACAGATTGCAATGTCTTCAGGGAAAAATTCTGAATTTATGAAAGGTGGCCTTGGTATGTGGAATAAGGTTGTCCTTCAGGTACACCAGAATTGTATTCAGTTCAGTGATTATGGTACAGGAAGTGATGTTGCAGCAGTTCGAGCATTGTTTTGTGGTATTCAGGCTGGAACAATTGCTCAGGGTCAGGGTGGTGGAGCAATGACTTATGGCTGGTTTGAAGAAGCTTATGATGGTGGAAATCAGCTTGATATTTATACGGATACAAAGTGGGGTTTTGTTAAGACAAATTTCAATGGCAACGATTTTGGAGTTATCGCCATTGATACTGCGGCTGCAAAACCGTAAGAAGTAAAATAAATAAGGAGGTCAAGTCATGACTAATACGCTTAAAATAGCTACTGATCTGTATTCCAAACCTGCCCTTAATGCGTTAGGTGGGGCAAGAGTATCATATCGGAAAGTTACATTACTTACTACCGATTTGATTACTACACAGATTTATGCCCTTAATATTCTTCCAGCTGGCCATCGGTTGGTAGATGCTTTTATTGAATCAAAAACACTTGATTCTAATACAAGTAAAACAATTTGTTTGAGTGTTGGTGTATTGAACACTTATTTTGGTGATCCTGCTGCAACTGCGGCAGTACCTGCTGCTTATTCAAGTGGTGGAGCAACTGCAACTGATGTTGATCCTCAGTTGGTAAGTGGGCAGAATATAATCACTGCTTCAGTTGTTGGTCAGGGTGGTGGTCGTGTTCGTGCTGGTATTTCAACATCTTCATACTCATTGACTCCTTCAAATGATATTGGAGTTGATAAAATTAAGGATAGAATTATTGCAATGCAGGTTACTTATCTTCCTGCAACTGCAGTCGGTGGTGTTTTTGTAACTGGTCTTGTTGTTGAAAGGGATCAGGAGTAATTAAAGAATGTTTGTAAATTGCAAAATGGGGCAGATGACGGACGTAAAATTTACGTTACCTGCCTCATTTTGCATAATCATAAAAGGAGTGAAGGAGGTTCACAGTGTTAATTGAATGCTTAATTTTGCGTGAAGGAATGACAACCGTACCATTTAAGTTACATAATTATGAGTTTATGCCAATTCCAGGAACAAATGAAGGAGAAATGGGTACTTCGGTTTGTAACATTGCTGATCAGGAAGCAATTGATTATTTACTTGGCAATGAGAAAAGAGGGATGAAACCGAAGGCAAGTTTTCGTCCTTATCGTCCGAAGCAAGCTCAGGATGATATGTATGCAAGACGGGCTGAAAAGGAAAAAGTTACTGGTAAATTTAAGGGTTATTCGATTGAAGTCCTTAATATTATGGGTAATGATAAGGGGTATGTTATTAAGAAAGATGTTAAAAATGAGCCAATGTCATTTTGTGGGATGAATGGAAAGTGGACTGATGATGTTCAGAAAATCTGGCCATTTACCAAAATCGGTGATGCTGATACATGGCTGAAATCATTTTTAAGTGGAGTATCAATGGATGCTCCGAAGGTTGACGGTACACCATATCATTGTGGAGAATGTGAATTGATTTTCAAGGATCCAATTCAACTCGCAGAACACTGGAAAAATGTACATCAGAAAAAAGCGGAGATAATTCCTGAGGATATTGCGAAAACACTCCCAAATGTTGCTGAAGTTAAAACATACAAGGAAGTTCCAAAAGGTAAATAAATATGAGTTATACAATTGCTGAACTTACAACGGATTTGATTCAACGGGTTGGACGACTTGAAAATGCAGCTGGCATAACATTGCTAAGTGCCGTTAATTCAATTCAGTCTATGTTAGCTAAACGGTTACTTGATCGTAAATCCGACTTGCTCGTTGAGCCAAATTCGTTAAGTTTATCGATTCCATTTTACGGTTGTTCTGCAACCTTACCTGATGGTTTCATATCAATGGCTGAGAAGCCAAAATATCAAGAGCTTTACACTGATTGGATGCTTGGAAATGTGGTTTCTTACAATGTGCTTACTGGTGAGTTGGTTTTATTGGTTACAGATTACGAAGGAAGTGATACATTAAGTTCTTGGAATATTTCGACAGTACCCGTGCCTGGAGAAGAGTCCCAAACCATTTCTACCTCAACAACCTCCTTTACAGTGATAACTACCGGACACAATGCTACCTTATTCATTGACATCGGACTTGTTTTATCTCCAGGCACATCCCTTTACATTACTTCAGGTTCAATGCCGAGTGGATTGAATATTTATCAGCAAACAATGCAACCATCTTATTTAACGAGTGATGAAGATCATGACGATGTTGAGTGGTGGTCTTGGTATGGTTTATATGGCTGGAATATTGAGTCACCATCAAGGACACCAAAACATTATAAGATAGTTAATACATTAATGTATATAAGACCGTATGCAATTTATCCACTTATAATAACGGGTAAGTATTTTGGTTTACCTGCAAAATTGATAAGTACATCAACCTTACCATTTAACGGTTTGTTTGATGAGATTTTTAGAGAAGGTGTTGTAAGGATAATTTCTAAAGGAATTTCACTTGTTGAAATGGATCAGGACTTCAATTACTTTTTACAAAGGGAATTTGATTCAGTCATTAATTCAAGAATGAGTATTATGGATAAGACAAGAACTTCACATAGTAATTTTATGTAATGGTATAAGGCGAGGAATTAATATGGCAATCTTAGATGGTGGATCAGCTTCAGTATCACCTACAACTTCAGTTACATTACCAATTACGACTGAAATCATTGTTACTGTTCAAAGACAGTTGCAAGATGTTACTGGAGTATCATATCCAGCTGAAGATTTAATTCCATATATGAACCTTTTCTTTGCTGAATTAATTGGTGTTGTTCCTTCAGCATATAATGTAACTGAAGATATTGGATTGGTTGCAGGTGCAAAGCAAACATTACCAGAAGGAACTAAAAAGTTACTTAATGTTATTTGCAATATTTCGGGTAGTGTATATGTTGGGCCGGCTCCTACGATTTTACCAAGATCAACATTGGATACATTGATTCCAAGTTGGCAATTATTTACTTCTAGTAAGACAGTCCTTAATGTTATAAGAGATGAAGATGATTCTTATGTATTTTATACCTTCCCTCCTCAGCCGGTCGGAACTGATCAAAAATTGAGGGTAATTTTATCCATGCTTCCAACAGCGATTGAAGATCAATCAGATGATTTTCCACTTGAAGAATCATACAAATTACCTTGCATTAATTATATGTTATACTTAACTTTAAGGGAGGAGACAACAATACCTAACGCTCTTAATAAAGCAAATATGTGTCTTGAAATGTTTTATAAAGAGTTGGGTGTTGAGATGACTCAGCAAAAGAAGTAATAAAAAGGGAGTCAGGATTGATAATTAAGATTGAGAAGTTTGGTGGAATAATTCCAAGGGTTGTTGACCCCTTTGCACTTCCACCTGAGAATGCACAACAAGCAATTAATTGTCGCTTTGATTTGGGTGGCATTGCTCCATATGCTGAAGATGATGTAATTGATGATTTATATGCAACTGGAACTGTTACACTTGCAAATACAAATTTAAGTTTAGTAAACGGGTCTGCATTTTTTGATGCTTCAGGGCCTAATCTTAAATATCCTCGTCGTAAACTTACCCTTACTGATTCAGCCGGAAAGAAAGCAATTGGTTATATTGGTAGTGAAGGAATTGGGGAGACACTCGATACTAATAAGCTTACTAATGGTGATTTTACTTCAGACGCATCTTCATGGAGTGCAACTGATTGTACACTTGCAAGTTCTTCAAATGCTTGTGTAATGACAAGAACAGGTGGAACATCTCAAAAAGCAGATCAGGTTGTCGGTGCCTTAACAGTTGGAGCGTTGTTCGAAGGTTCGATTTATATTAAAACTGGATCGAGTGGAGCTGAACTTGCTGAGGTGTTATTTAAGAATGGATCAACTTCGTTTAGTAAAACATTACTTACAACAGGGTCTTATGTAAAATTATTTATCCGTGGGGTTATTGATGTAGCTGGAAATTGGGGATTTGAGTTTTATAAAACAACAGCTACAGCTGGCACAATGTTGTTTGATACGGCTTCGCTTAGACAAGTATTAACACCAAGTGCAACTGGTGTAACAATTACCTCAACCCCTGGAGGCACAACCCAAAATTGGACAAGTATTGAAAGTGGGTTTAATTACAATGATTCGGGTGGATATACTTATGAAATAAGTCCAGTTATTGAATCAATGTATAAGTATTATAATTCAGTTGAAGATGCTTTTTTATTATTTTCAGGTGATGTAAATGTTGTTAAGGCACCATTACTTGGAGATATTTTTAATCGTGTATTTTATACTGAGGATGGTTTACTTAAGGTAACTGACGAAACATTATTCAATACAACTGGTTCACAATTAATCGGAGCTTGGGTTAATGGATCACCTGGTTATGATACATTAACATCCTTACTGAAAGATATAACTTCAGCAATTAATACTGCTGGTACATCTGAAAGTGCTTATAATATTTCGAGTGCATTGGTTTCAGGACGAACGTATCAACTTGTTGCTAACTTAACACTCAATTCAGGTCAAGCACCAACATTATCATTTACATATCCAACAACTTCCCAATTATTGGTTGAGGGTTTGAATGTAATACCATTTACTGCAACTTCAGTTGTAACTACAATAACAATGCTTAATACATTAGCATCAAATTGGGAGTGCAAATTTGATTTGTATGCAACCCTTGATTTGAATTATCCCTTAGCATATCGTTATCCAAGTCCACCTGCTCCAACAAGTGTTCCGATTGCTACTCCAGTAAGTTCAGTTGGAAAGGTACATACTTTAGATATAACCGTTGCTGCTTGTGTAGAAAGTAATGGAACCTATAATTTAGTTTTTAGTGGTGGTGGTGGATCATCAGCTGCTGGAACTTACACGGTACTTTCAAATATCATCACAGCGGTTAATTTAACAGTTCAAGGAAGTGGATATACTTCAGCTCCAACTGTTGAAACAATAAGTACAACTGGAACGATTAAGGCAGGAGTTGGGGATATAACACTTCAGGAGACAAGGGGTTGGGTTTATACCTTTGTTAATAAATATGGAGAAGAAGGGCCACCTTCATTGGTGTCAAACTTAGTTGATGTTTATGATGGAGATACGGTTGCATTAAGTGCAATTGCATCAACTGGTTTTTCGGCATTATATGAATTGACTGGAATAAATATTTATCGCTTAAATCAATCATTGACTGGATCACAATTTCAGTTTGTTGAGCGCATACTTATAAATGCAACAACATACTCAGATTCGAAATTGGATGCAGCCCTTGGTGAGCTTTTAGTTACAGATGAATGGGAAAGTCCTCCATCCGGAGCTAAAGGATTGATTGCCTTACCTAATGGAATACTTGCATGTTATTCAGGTAATACATTATGCTTAACTCCCCCAAATTATCCTCACGCTTGGCCACCATCTTATCAAAAAGCAGTGGATAGGGATATAATGGGTCTTGGAAGTGTTGGTACAACAATTATTGTTCTTACCGAAGGTCAGCCTTATGGTGTTGTTTGCAGTGATCCATTGAACGCAGTAATGGAGCGTATTGATGGTGGCTTGTCAAATATGTCAAAAAGGAGTGTAGTTCAGGTTGAGACTGCAGGAATAGTTGCTTACGCATCTCCTGAAGGTATAATGACAATTGGGCAAAGTGGAGCTAAATTAGTTACTGATGTAATTATGACAAGGGAAGATTGGAATGAAAGGTATAATCCGTCAACGATAAATGCTTATTATTGGCAAGGTAAGTACATTGGGTTTTATACAAATGGAAATGTTGAAGCTGGATTTATGCTTGATGTAAGTAATGGGAATTTTGTGGACTTGGATTTTTATGCTACTGCAGGATTTCATGATCTTACTGATGGTAAATTATACTTAGTCATTGATGATGAAGTTGTATCGTTTAATGATTCACTTGAATTACGGGAATATAATTGGTTAAGTAAGCGATTTATCTTCCTTCCAACTTCATTTAATTGGATTAAGGTTGTTGGTTCAACTTATCCAATTGATGTTGAGATTATATTAAGGGATGTACCAGCAACGATATGTCTTACGGTAACTTCAAGGAAGCCAATTAGGATTGGAAAAACAGGAATTATTGAAACAATTGAAGTAAGGATAATGGGAAGTGCACAGATTTCAGCAATTTATTTATCAAGTATTCTTGAGGAGATGCCAGTATAATGTTTCCAACTATTTCTACAATCACAAATTTTAATGATGTTAAGAGAGCATTGGATAGTATAAGAAGTTATTTTGCAGTTACACCTTCAGTTGGGAATGTAAATGTTACACAACCTGCAAATAGTTCAAGGCTTACAATTATTGATGGTAAGGAATTGAAGGTTACGGAAGTATGGGAATTACGAAATGTTACTGGTGAATTGGAAAATCAAGTTTTGGATTCAACAAAAATGGTTGAGGTTTTTATTAATGGAGTTCGTGTTAAGTTGGCAGTTTTGAAGTAATTAAATAAAGGATTAAAAAGGAGAAAGAGGATGAAGGACTTATGTGTGGTAACTTCAATTACAAGGAAGAAAGGGATGTATAATTTGCTTGAAAAACAGTTGGATGAGGCTGGAATTGATTTTTATACTGTTGATCAGCAAAGTGATTATGGTGATAATATATTCAGGTTTTGTACTGTTGAAAATAGACTTAATTTGTTTCAGGATATGGTTACATCACTTGATGATTATGAAAATATTGTAATTGTCGATGGTTGGGATACTTTGTTTTTTGGTAAAAGGGAAGATGTTATTCGTAACATTCCAAAACATACGGTAATGGTTGCAGCTGAGAAGAATTGTTATCCAAATATTTCAATTGCAAATGATATTCCTGATGAAGGTACACCTTGGAGATATGCAAATTTTGGTGGTATGGCAGGTACTCGTGAAAATTTAATTAAGTTTATTGATGAAGTTAAGCGAAATATGCATTTGTCATTAATTGATATGGATCAAGAAGTTTTGAATGAATTACTTGCTCAAGGTAAAAATTCAACCTTTGTTTTGGATTCAAATACTCAAATATTTTATTGTATGATGGAAGATGAAGGTGAAATTGTAAATTACAATAATCGTCCACTTAATGTATTAACTGATCAGTTGCCAAATTTTATTCATTTTAATGGTCAGTCAAATCATTCTCATTTTTATTCTGAATTTGGATTGGCTGAAGATAAAAAAGTAATAAAAACAAAGTTTGATTATATGTTTTGCTTACCTGGAACTCCTTCAAGTGGAACGCAAGGAATAAGTACATGGTTGGCAATATATGAACTTATGGCACTTGGGAAAAGTGTAGCAATTAAAACTGCTTCATCATGTAATATTTATCTTGTTAGAAATTTATGCTTAACAAATAAATCATTTCAACTTGAACAATTACCATTTGAAGATTATTGTGAAGATTATGACAGGATTGTTTTTGTGGATTCTGATAATTATGTAACTTCAAAGGATATACTTAAATTAACATCCCATGATGAAGATATTGTAGCTGCTTGGTATGTGCAAGCTCCAAAAGATGTTGAAGCAATTGGTGTTCATATTCCAGCAACTTGTGGGGTGTATAGGGATATTAATAAACCCTGGACTGTACGCCCATTTTTAGCTGGAATTATTCCATATATTAAGCGAAATGAAAAGGGATTGGTTCAAGTACAATATTCAGGAATGGGCTTGATGGTTATTAAGAAAGGAGTATTTGAGTCAATTGGATTCCCTTGGTTTAAATCATGGATTAAGGAATATGAAATTTGTGGAGTTAAAATGGCTGAGCCTGTAACTGATGATGAGGGTTTTTGTTTAAGGGTTCAGGAAAAAGGATTTAAGATATTTATCGATCCTGAGATTAAAATTGGCCACGAAAAACTTACAATTCATTAAGGGGATTAAATGTTAATTGGTAAACTTAATACAAATGATATTAATTACATCCTGGAAAATATTTCATTCAGTAGCTTAACTGAACTTGCAATATTTAACAAGTCAATTGAGTCTGCACGAATTAAGTTTATGCATTATATTGGGAAGGAGTTTACTGGTGTATTTTACGATAATAACAAAAATCCTCAGGCAATGATTCTTCTTGAGTTAAATGGAGAAGATAAATGGTTGGTTAACTTAATAACGGTAAGTGGAGCATGGAGTAAAATTGGTATTATTCTTACAAAATTCTTAATGCAAATGAGTTCAGATATGATTGAACGATCAGGTGGTACGATTGAAGCTTATTCACCATTTAGTTTACATAAGTATTTCAATTGGTTTGAGTTCATGGGTTTCGTTTGTAAGGAAAAAAATAATAATGTTTATCACTATGTTAAACAGGTGAGGTAAATTATGGGTGGTGGTGGAGGTAGTGAGGATGAACTTAAGTATACTTCAGACCAGCAAGCGCAGCAAATAAAAAATGCAAAGCTCTGGAATTATTATGAAGAAAATTATTTACCTCTTCAGCAAAAGTATATTGCACTGGAAACTGATCCAGCAACAACGAAGCAAGAAGAGAATCAAATTAAGGGTAAGATAAATGCGGAAGCGGTTAAGAAATTAGATCCGCTTAAATTAAGTACCAATCCTGTAGCTAATGCAAGGAGTCTAAATAATTTAGGGAAGACAGAGACAACTGCACAAGTTACGGGGGAGGGGCAGGTTAGGTCGAGGGAACTTGCAAATCGACAAAACATTATAAATATTGGTCAGCAAAAAGAAGTTGGTGCAGTTACTGATTTAAATACATTAGCAGGTAGATCGCTTGATGTAGCAATAAGTGATTTGGACAGGCAGGAAAAAGTTGGGGCAAGTGCTGATAATGCAATTGGAGCTGGAATAGGAGCTGCCGCTGCCGGTTTAAATCGAGCGTGGGATAAGTCAACAACAAAATGAAAAATGAAAAAGGTAACGTAAATTTTACGTCGGGGTGCTTAAATGGCAATGTATGATCCTTCAACGGGTTCATGGTATGAATATTCTCCTGGAGCAACTACACCTTCAAATACTCCTTATTCAGGACTTGGTGCAAATTTATTTGAGGGTGTTGGTGGAGGAGTTACAAATCCAGCATCTTTAAATAAAGTTGCTCGACCAGGAAATGTTGGAAGTGAAGAAACTCCAAATTATGTTGATCCATCTGGTGATCCTCATAATATCGCATCAAATTTAATTAATGCACAATTTGCTGAGTGGGAAAAAACATTTAAGCCAATTGAGTTGGAACAAATTCAGCAATATTCACCTATTAATCCTTCGGTCTTAACAACCGCTGTTGACAAAGCTGAGAATACTGCAACTCAAGCATCAGCTTCAATGGGTGGTATTTTACAAAGGCAGAATGAAAAAATGGGAGTAAATGCAACTTCTGATCAAAAGAATGCAATGGGTAGGATGCTTAATTTAAGCACTGCTGAAAATATAGCAAATGCAAAGAATACCGCCCGATCTGATGTAAGGGAACAAGATCAGCAAATTTTAATGGGCACTTCAACCAATCTTACTAAGGAGTAATTTATGGGTGGGATAATAAGTACTGGTGAAAATTATCGTAAATTGGCAATGCAGGGATTTATGCAGGAAAGTGCTGATGCAACGAAAATTGATGAAGTTAATAAAGATCTTGAAGCAAATAAAAAGATGCAGAAGGATAAAACGGGTACTCAGGCAATGGGTCTTGCTGGGGCAATTGCTCCAAGGGTACTTGATAAAGCTGGAGTTTTTGGAGCTGCACCATCAATTGCTGCTACTGGTTTAGAAGAGTCAGCAGCATTGAGTACAGGTGTAATGGCACCAACTGCTGAATTGGGAGCTGCTGGTCTGGCTGCTGCTGAAACAACCGTAGGAGTGGGAACTGTATTGGCAGCAGAAACAGCATCAACTGCATTAGCAGCAGAAAGCTTAATGGAATTTGCCCCTTTGTTATTATTTCTTTAATATGAGGAGAATTTATGGGAAGATTTTTAAATAGTACACAATCTGATCCGGTTAGTGCAGGTATTAATGCCTATACTTCACTTACTGACTCATTTAATAGGGATGATGCTGCGAAGGAGACAAGGCAGTTAAATGCCATGAAGATTCAAGAAATGCAAAGGGAAGTTAAGGATAGAAATGAAGCAAGGGAAGATGCTGAAAAGTTTGCTCAGTTAAAAGGTGAAAAGGATAAGTTAGATGCAATGGCTGAGAAAATGTCAAACGTAACTGGTATGTCTAAGGAACAAGTAATTGAGATAATGCCGAAGGTTAAACAAGCAATGGATTTTTCAAAGAATGGTGAGGATGGAAAAATTACACCTGACCATGAAAAGGCAGTGCTCAAGTTGGCAGCTGCAACTAAACAAATACCTGATGATATTAATAACTTGGATAAGCACGCAAGTGCAGTTTCAAGTATAAATAAATTCGTGACTCAAATGGGTTCAAACCTTATGTCTAAACCACCTGGAACCTATAAAATAAATAATAAGAATTTCATTGATAACTTAAATATTGTTGAAGAGGAAAATAATAATCAAGGAATGAATAAATTTGGTCTTAAGGCGAAAAAATCAATATCTTATATTGTTGTTGATACTACAAAAAATCCACCGGCAAGCACAAAGGTGTATAAAATTGATTCTTCACTTAAGGATGGGGAGATGTTTCAGCGTGAAAATAAGACAAGGGCATTTTCAGCTGACCCTGAAAATAAGGCAAGTGTAATTGGAAATACAGATATAAATAAAATACCAATAAGGATTAATGTTGATAAGGATGGAAATAGAACTGTATCTACTGTAAGGAGTAAAAGTTTTGAGATTGATGGAAAGGAAGTATTGCTTAATACGATAAGTCCAAGTGGTAAATTACTTAACGATGAAGAAACAATTGAGCAGTATAAAAAGACAGGTGAGCATTTAGGTATATTTGATACAGTTCAAGATGCAAATGAAGCAGCTGAAAAGTTACATAATTATAAGGTTGAAGGGGAGGATTTCAGTAAATATACAAAACGAGATCCTAATGATGAATATGAAGCTCCTGAAACATGGATGAGAAGTGGGAAGGGTGATGATGCAATTAAGCAAAAACCAGTAACACTTGATCAAGCACGGTTTCAAAAAACTGAAGAGCTTAATAACTTGGTTTTGAAAATGAGAGCAAGGAATCCTAAAATTATTGAGGAATATGCTGAGGAAGTTAAGCAAAGGGATATTAATAAAGAAGTACAAAAAGTGTTTAAGAATGTTCCTGAAGGATTGGATGAGACGAAGAAGCATGAATGGCTTAGATCAAACAAACCAGATGGAATTGGATGGAAGGAATGGGGAGAAATAATAAGTCCGAAGGTTGACTTTCAAGCTGCAACGTTTGAACTGAAAAAATTAGAATTGGAACTTAAGGAAAGAAGGGAAGATTCAAGAGATGTTAAGGATGATAGAAGATATGAATTGGATAAACGAAAAGTTAATGTTTTAGAAAGTAAAGAAGGACGCCTTGAAAGTGGTGTTAAGGAAGATAAGGAACAAAAAAGAAAAGATTCTGAAATAAAATTACTTGAGAAATATCGTGAAAATGCTCTTAAGAAAAATCCAGGTGATCCAATATTTGAGGATAAAATAGATACACAAGTGGAGGAAATGACAAAAGCAATTAATAGTGGTAAGGTTAGGACAGCAACCGAAGCTAAAACTAAAGTTATGAAAGAAGGTAATAAAAAGGAAATTGCATCGGTAAATAAGATTAAGGCATTAAGTGAAAAGTTTCCAGCAGAAAAATTTAAGGATAGAACCCATACTGATAAAGAAACTGGAATACGTTATATAAGTAAGAAAAATAAATTAACGGATAAGTATGGATGGGTTAAGGATGAAAGTGGAAGTAGTGGAGATATTGACTAATGGAACTTGAATTAGACCCCATTGAGAAAGAAGTAAGTAAACCTTCTCCTGCAATTACACAAAAGGGAAGTGGTGGATTGCAACTTGATCCAGTTAAGGGTGGTGAAGAATCATCAATGATTGATAAGTTTATGGGAATGTTTAAGCCTAATGATAAACCAACAAACTCTAATTTGATTAACTTAATTGGTGATGATGTAAGTAAGGCTGAACCTAAGCAAGTTGACAATTCAGGTGCATTAACTAAAGCAAGTAGAAGAATGATTGAACAAGCAATTAATATTAATGCAAGAGTTGTTGGACAAATGGGCTTAATGACGAATCCTGAACCCGCTGAGAATCCTGGTTTACTTACAATGGTTGGTAAGAATATAAATGAAGCAACGCAAAGACAACTTAGTATTCCCGAAAAATTTCTAAGTTTAAGGGAAACATTAATAAGGCAAGCGCAGTCGGAACCACATAAGACTGAAGGTGAAAATACTCCTGAGCGTAAGTCCAAGACAATTGATTTTATTACTAAAACAATTCCAGATAGTTTGAATAGACTTATATATCAAACAGTACATCAACCTGAACAATTGTATAATGCTTATAAACCTTCGGTAAGTAAACTCATTGATGCTTATACTGGTGTGACTAAAGATAGAGGAAAAGATTTAAAGGAAGGTTCTGAAGAATTTTTAAGTACTACTGGTGAGGTAGTTAAGGGAATTGGTGATTGGTTTAGTAAGGGAATTGGTGGAGTTGAAGATAAGGAAAAGTTTTTAAGATTTTCATTAGACCAACTTAAGGAAAATTATTCAACTGATCCAGTGGGAAGTGCAGCTTCACTATTTACACTTTATAAAACAATAGGTTCAATTGGTAAAGGTGCAGGAGTACAAAAAATATCAGACCATTCAAGAGAAGAATGGCTTAATGTTATTGATGAAGAAATGAAGAAACGTGCTCCAAAACAATTGAAGGGGGAAGTTGGGCAAACTGAGGATATACCATATGCTAAGTGGGAAGATGTTAAACAGAAAGTTTTACCTGAAGGAATGAAAAATGAAATTAAAGCACTTAATGCATCCAAAGAACTTATCTTAGATGAAAAAAGTACCAAAGGTAAAATTTATGATGAAGTTGCTAAATCAAGGGAAGAAGCTAAGGTAAGTGAGCCTGAAATCGTTAAATCATTACCCAGTGAAGAAAGATTTAAGCATGGTGCATTAGTTCAAATTAATTCCCTTACTCCAGCAATAATTGAAGGCAATGGAATCATTGTTGGCAAGGAAGGTGGGACACATCCTGATATACTTAAAGAACATGACATGGAGCCGGAGACGGTTCATGAACGTGGATTTACAACTCCTGAAGGATTATTCCTTGATCGAAAGGAAGGCAAGGAATGGATTGAAAATAATCAACCTGAAATTCATGAAGAATTGGTTAAAATGAATGGTAAGGATTATGAACTTCATTCTCAGGATTATAATAAGGCTAAGGAAAATTTGAGCGAGGAAAAGGAGGCAATTGATGCCACTGAAAAAGGGAAAGTCCCCGAGGGTAATATCGGAGAATATAGTGGAACTGATAAGATCGGGGAAACCCCAGAAGCAGGCGAAGGCAATCGCTTACCGGAAGGCGGGGAAATCATTGAAGGAGAAGGGAAGGGAGCTGAAGAAGGATTAAAACTTGATGAAGGTTCGATTAAGGAACCCGACGCAAAAATTACGGTATCTGAATCGAAATCAATTGAAGAACAAGCAAAGGAATTAGGTTTAACTGCAAAGAAATGGCCAGATCATGATATGTATACAATTGTTGATCCTGAGAATAAGGGTAATTTTGAAGTTAGGGTTGGTGAAAACGTAAAGGATAAACTTGAAAAACATCGGAGTAAGGGATGGGATGAAATTAAACCGAAGGAAGAATTGAAAGGAAGTGATCGTTGGAAATCACCAACCGCTGAATTTTTAAATAAGCAATCTGAAACGAAGATGCCTCCTGAAGAATGGGGAAAAAGGATTGATGCTTGGGAAAATAAGAATCCACATATTAAGGATGAGAATAAATTTAACGGGTTGAAATCATTTATTGAAAGTAAAAAAGGGGATAAAACACTTAATAAAAAGGACATAACTGAATTCCTTGAATTGAGTAAGAAAGATTGGGCAGTGAGGGATCAGGTTGCAGGTGACACACTTAATAAAAAAGAAAGAGCACGTTGGCAAGAACTTGCTGAGAAAAAAGAATTAAGTGAAATTGAAGAAACTGAATTTGATAAACTACAAGAAAAAGAAATTGAAGATAAAGATAGATGGGAATCTCATAACATACCTGGAGGAATTAAGGGGAGTGAAAAAGTTTATACGATTTCGCTTAATAAGCCTTCAAGAATGAAAGCAAATGAACGTCTCGATAAATTTAATACTGAAGCAATAAATAAACATGGAGATGTAAGTAAATGGCCTGATGATGTTTTTGATGAATATATGAAACTTAAGGATGAATTTAATAATACTGAATATGGTTATCAATCTCCTCATTTTCCTGAGCAGACGAATGTCATCCTCCACTTCCGGACTCAGGAACATCTTGATGCTAATGGAAATAAGGGATTAATGATTGAAACGATTCAGTCGGATTTACATCAAGAAGCTGCAGGACGTTATAAAGGAGATATTGTTTTTAAAACAGGCAAAGAAAATGATAAGTGGTTTGTATATGATGTAAAACATAAAAATGATAAAGTTTTTGAGCATAACGGTAAGCAATTAAATGAGGATACAGCTAATAAATTAATTAAAAAGTGGAATGATGAACTTCATCTTGATCAATATTATCCACCAAATGCTCCATTCGAAAAAACATGGGCTGAGGTTGGATTAAAACATGCCCTTGACATTGCAACTAAAGATCCTGAAATTAAATGGGTTGCTTGGCCGAACGGTAAGGTTCAGATGGAAAGGTGGGGGAAAGATATTACTACTGACGAACTTGGTAAAAAACAAGGATCTGATTTCCTTGAAATCCTTTATGACAAGCGCATCCCAAAATTTGCTAAGAAGTATGCTAAGGATTTAGGTGGAGAATATAAGGATGATGTGATTAAGTATAAAGCAACTGAATTAGATAATGAAATTCCACAAGAATATGGAATCCATCGAATTGATTTAACTAACAAAATGAGGGAATCCATAAACACTGAAGGACAAACATTATTTTCAGATCCATTTGGAATCCACAATGTAGTTAATTGGTTAGGAAGTGGAGATAAAGCAATCAATGATTTTGTTCACGCAATGGAAGATGCAAAAATCATAGTTAAGACATATAATCCAAAAGAATTTGGAGACAATTTGCCAGATAGAAGGAGTGTTGGATTACCTTCAGAAAGTCCAGTTACAATAAATGATAAGGATTTACCAAAATGGAAGTTCAATTTATCTCCACATACTGCATTAAGAGGAGCATTTGATCCTAAAAATGATCCAGTTATTGATAATCTTAAATCGAGAATGAAATATTATGCAAGTAGTAAGGATGCAATAACATATGCTAAGCATGCACTTAAGGATATACCTGATCCTGAATTATATGTTAAGGAAAAAATTCAACCATTATTTGATAAGCATGAAGGTTTAATTGATAAACTTAATTTAGTTAGAGATAAACTTGCAACTGAACAAAGGACATTAAGTAAAATTCCAGAACATCGTGGGTATGAAAGGATTCAAAGGGAAGTAGTTAAGCTAACAAAACAATTACGTAAGGCTGAGAAAAAGTTGGAAGATCTTACAAGTCCTCATGCTGATAAAAAGTTTGAAGATTTGAAAAATAAAACAATTAAGCAATATGAAGAAAAGATTGCGAGTATGAAAAATGAAGAAGCTAAGTTAAGAAAGGAAGGTTATCTTAAGGCAATTCAAAAAGTTAAAGAAAAGGTAAGGGAAACTGAAATTAATAAATTAAATGCTCATATAAAACGTGTAAAGAAAATGATTGACGGAAGGGTTGTTAAAGCAGATAAAATGTATGCTGAATTTAAGCGTATTGCACATTATGAAGATATTGAAAAACGCATTAAGGATTTGGAAGGTGAGGAAAAATTACTCGAACCTGAATTCAAATTGATGTCTGAGGAATTTGATAAATTATATCCTCAGATGTGTAAGGAATCTTCAGGTGTTCGTGTATTTGCAAATGCTGATGGTTCATTACCTGAAGGAATAAAATTAACTCCAGAAGAATTAAGAGCATCAAATATGATAAAAGCATATATGGAAATGACACGAAATGAACTTGAAGATTTAAGAATACCTGTAATCAAAGAAGGTTCATACATGACTCATTTACTTGAGCCATTAATGAAAGGTGATTCATTATTTAAAAATACTAAAATAAAATCAAAGCCAACTTTATTAAGATTCATCTCAAGGATGCCATATTCACGTCCTTGGTTTCCATCTCCTCATGCAGTTATGGAAGCATATATTCCAATGGCTGAATATCGTTTAGCTTACCAACCATTTTTAGATAGATGGAGACCATATATTGATTCAATTCAAAAGCCACAACTTAAGGAATACATGGAGAAATGGCTTGAAGCAAATATGACTAATCAAGATAAAGGAACATGGGATAAGATATTAAATGCTACTGTTGCTTTTGAATATGCAAGAACAATTGGTTTATCGTTAAGTGTTGGTATCAAACATTTAGTTAAATTGTTTGGAACTCCTGCTGAGTATGGTACAATTTCAATGGTTAAGGGATTACCTCATGTAATGGTATTACCTTTTCAATCTGGTATTAATTTAGTTAAGGCACACTTTCCAACATTTGCTAAGGCACTTAAAAAGATCGGAGTTGAAGGGCATGATGAACAATTAAGATTATTTAAATTGTATGTAAATTCAGGTGATATCATTCGGATGATGACTGAGATTCCAGGCATACAAAAGATGGATGATATATGGTTAAGTGCAGAAACAAGTAAAACAATTAAGGGTGCTGCAAAAGTATTGGAAATGGCAGTAAGGAATGTAATATCACAGCCAGTTAAAACTGTTGAAATGTTTGATAATGGTGCTTCAATTATGGCTGGAGTTATTGCTGGAATGAAGAAAGGTGTTAATCCAATAATGATTGACAGGCACATAATTGAAAGTATTCTTGATGTAAATTTTAGAAGTGGGCCTGATCAAGCATTGTATCAAAAAAATGTTTTGTTAAGGGCGTTGTCAATGTTCCAACAAACACCACAAAAACTTGTTGAGCGTATTGGTAAGTGGGGCCATGATGCATTTGCAGTTACTAAGGATGAAAATGGTAAGTGGCAAATTGGTAAGAAAGATATTTATGGAACTCATGGATTTTCAAAACTATTTAGATTCTTAATTTATGTTGGAATTGCTGAGTCAATAGCAAGAGAAAATGATACTTCATTACTTGGAATTGCAGTAGCACATATTCCATTTACTGGAGAATTAGTTGAACCGACGAAAGAATTTCCATTTTATGAGTGGAAAAAACCAAAGATTACAACATCACCTGTATTCCAGGATTTGTATGATTTAAGTAAAAGTAACATTATGGATGTAGTTATGAATCGGGTTACTGATTTTAATGTTTTAAGCAAAATGGATAAATATAATAAGGAGACATATCCTACTTCGTATGATTCATCACTTAAGTATATACTTGGCTTAAGGCGTGTTGGTTCATCCTTTGATAATTATGCAACTGAATTATCCTCAAAAAAAGTTTTCAGCCAGCCAACTGCTGAAAGTAAATTGAAAAGCGACTTAACAAAAATGTATAAAAGGGGTATTATTGAGAGTAAGGATTTAACTGATGCTGTTAAGGATAAGTTAATTACACAGAAAGAAAAGGAAAGTATTATTGAAAAAAGTAAAGAAAATTTAACTGCAATTGAAGCAAATCGTATGGATTATACTGAATTAATTAATGGAGTTAAGCATGCTGATGAGGAAGAATTAAAAATTATAAAACCAATTTTACTTAAAAAAGTTACTAATGCTCATGCAAACGGGAAGATAACTGGAAGTTTATATAAGGAGTATATGGAAGGAATAAGGGAATTGCCGTAAAATTTACGGTATCTGAATAATGCGGAGGTTAAGCAAAGTGAATATGAATAGAGATTTACCACTTGAAGAAGGATATTATATTTTCAATGTCGTGTGTAAGGAAGAAGGTGGGCCTGAAATCGTGGCAAGGATGTTGACGATTAAGATAAGGGAGGCACAAAAGGATTGGGATATTGAATTTATAAGTAATGCTAAAATTGACGCAGACTCAGGTGGTCATGGACGCTCGATATATTTCGGGGCTCAATGTACTGTCTTACGTAAAAAGAAAAGAATGGATGAGGCTAAAATTCCTCCAGCAGCGGTGAAAATAAAATGAAAGATTTATCTAAACTCAAATGTAGGGTTTATGATTATGGTTTATTTACTTCAGTTGCAATGGCACTTGGACCATTAAACAATGGCTTTGGAACTGTTGAGTATTATTCACCTTGGATGGATTCCTTCCCCTCCCCGAATAAGCGATATATTGGAAGGGACATTCCTGGCCTTACCCGAATATGGGAGTTCTGGGATGATCTTGACTCAGTTGATACGTTTGTTTTCCCTGATGTTGGTGACGTGTCTGAACAACGTGAGTTGAGACGGCAAGGTCGAGCCGTATTTGGAACTGGCGGGATTAAAAAGGATAAGGATATTGCTGAACTTGAAGTTGATCGTGAGTTATTTAAGAAAACATTAATTCGTCGTGGTTTGGCTGTACCCAAATGGAAGTTGATTAAGGGTATTGACAATTTACGACAATATGCTAAGGACAATCCAGGGTTTTGGGTTAAGCCAAATGTTGGAGAACGGGGAGTATTTGAAACATTTTATGTTGATTCTTATGGTACTTCAGCAAGTAAGCTTGACCAAATTGCCCATGACTTAGGAGTTGCAAGAAATGTATGTGAATTTATGACAGAGAAACCAATTGAAGGAAGTGAACCTGGAGATGATATGTTCATCTGCAATGGAATTCCATTTGAAATGGGCTTATACGGTTGGGAGAATAAGGGTGATTCATATTCATGCCGAGTGATTAAAATGAATGAAGTTGTTTTACCACTTAAAAAGATACATACTGCAATGCTTCCAATTTATAAGGATACAAATGTCAACGGAGCAATTTCAACTGAAGTAAGAGTAGGTAAAAATAAGGTTCCATATTTCAGTGATATTTGTTCACGTTTCGGAAATCCTCCAGCTGGTGTTATAACATCCATCTATGAAAATTTTCCTCAGATTGTTCATGGAATTGCACATGGAGAAATAATTGAGCCTAAATTCAGGGCTAAATTTGGGGCTGAGTTAAGTGTTGATTCAGCTGATGCTGGAACCGAACCTGTCCCGTTTGAATTTAATCCTAAGAATGATTTACTTACTATTAAGTTAAGAACAGTATGTAAGGTTGGCGGAATTTTTACTCATATTCCTTTTCCAAGAAATGGTTCAACAATTGTTAAGGCTGTGGGATTGGGAAATACACAAGATGAGGCTGAAGCAAATTGTATGGAAGCTGCTGAAAAATTTCAGTGTCCTCATAAAAGTTATAATAAAACTTCATTTGATGACTTACGCAAATGTATTGAAGAAGGAAAAGCAAATGGCCTTGGAGGAACATTATGAGTGGAACGATATTTGAAACAATTAAGATGAGAAGAGATACACTTGCAAACTGGACGGTTAATAATCCAATTTTAGAGCAGGGTGAAATTGGGTATGAGTATGATACATATCGAATTAAGTTTGGTAATGGTATTACTCATTATTTAAGTCTTCCTTACATTGGAAATGTATATTCAAATTCAGTTACAACAATGACAGTCGGAACCGGAAGTAAAACATTCTTACTTGATGTTGGATTGGCATTTGCTCCAAATATGGTTGTAACAATTTCTTATGCAACTGATCCTACAGTTTATATGATTGGTGTGGTTACGAGTTATAATCCAACTACTGGATATATTATCATTAATGTCACTTCAGTTGCTGGGTCAGGATCGAGTTTAACTTCTTGGATTATATGGGCATCAAGTGGTGCACAAGGGCCTCAAGGTGTTGCTGGGCCACAAGGTATTCAAGGAACTCCAGGTAATTCAGGAACAAATGGAGTTGGTGTTCCTTCAGGTGGAGAAGTTGGACAAATCTTAGCAAAAAGTACAGTTACGGATTATGCTACTGAATGGATTGGGCAGATGCATCCAAGTGCACGACAAACTGTTTTATCATCATTACTCGATGCAAATGGCTTACCAAATTTTATTTCAGTTGGAACGGGCTTGTCCGTAAATATTGCAGCATTAGCAACACCAATCTTACTTTCATTTGCTGCGGGATTTGACGAACTTGGTGAGATTAATTACATTGGAGAAATAAGTGCTGATACTACAATTCCTTCACTTACTGCAAATGTTATAAATTATTTATATGCTGAGCGTAATGCAATTACCGGAGCAATTACGTTGGGAGCAACTCCATATAAACCTAATTATGATGTTGTGAGTAAATCTCAATATGCTTCAACATATCCAACTCAAGATGCTTCCCATGTGAAGGCACTTTACCATGATGCAAATTTTTACCCATACTTTGCTACTGATCCAACTAAATCACTCACTGGAACAATGAATGATAATTCATGGAGAAGTGTATATTATTCAGGTGTTCAGTATAGGTTTCATGTTGATCTTGGAACTGCTAAACTTATAGATAGGATAATGGTTGAAAATTTTCATGATTCAGGAACTGCAACTGATAATGGAGTAGGTGTATTTGAAGTATGGGGATCGAATACTGGAAGTTCTTTTGCTGAACTTACATATGGAACTGATACTGGATGGGATTTACTTACCACAAGTAAGGCAAGTTTAGTACATCATTACACCGCAGACGTTTCAGATCCTCAGTATATAACGGTTACAAATACAACTCCATACCGTTATTATGCTGTAAAATGTGTCTCAAGTGATGGTGTTACATCAGTTGGAATACGAAGAATTGAATTTCAGCAAAAAGTTGATAATAGTTACTGGTTTGACATTATTAATTATATAATGAATAAATCAGTAAGTTCAGTTAATTATCCAAAGCAAATAGTGTTCCTTGGTGAAGCATTATGTGGTGTTTCAACAGTTACAAGTGTAGTTAATTATGCTTTAAATGGAGTTTATAATAGTGGTAATGTGGCTACAACTGCTATTTTAACCACCAAGAATCATAATATTGGGACTGATTTAATTAACTTAACATTAAGTGAAGGAGAAGAAGGTGGAAGAAGGCAAATTGCAAGTGTTGATTTAGTTGGACTTACACATAAATCAGTAAGTTGGGTAGCAGCATTAGGTACTTCACGGTTAATAATTAAAAGGTTATTTTAAAATAAATTAAGGAGGATTTAAAATGAGAAAGTTTTTATTGTTTTTGATGTTCATCGTAATATTTACGCTACCTCCAATGATCCCAAATTCATACTCTGCAACAACGTGCGTTGTTTCTCAGGTTGATTTGGATAACATATCACGGATTACTTGGGTGTGTACGGGTGCTTCAGGTACGGGTACTGCATCCAAGGCAGTTCGTGGGTGGGTTTACAATGTTGATGTTACTCCAGGCGGAACTGGTCCGACAGTTGGAAGTGGGTTTACATTAGTTACTTCAGATAGCAATGTTGATGTTATGGGAGCTAATGCATCTGCAATGTTTGCAGCTACACCAACAAGGGCAGTACCATTATCAAGTGGCTGGGTTAATGGTACATTAAGTCCAGTGATAAGTGGCAATGTTGTTGTTAATGCAGTTGTTACAATACGGGCATGGATCTGGAAACAAAATAATTAAGGAGGTGATAATTATATGAAATTAAGAATATTTATTATTACATTTATTTTAGTTTTTATATCTTCATTTTCATTTGCAGGAGCACCTCCTCCTTTTATAATGGGTTATGGAAATGGTGGTACTGTTTCACTTGCTGCTATTACTGGTGTTGATATTACTCTTAATCCTCTCCGTAATGACTGTACAAATGGTACAGTACCTTATTTCACTGGTGGAGTATGGACGTGTGCGGCAACCCTTAATATGCAATTCGGTGATGCCGCAGCTCAAGGAATAGGCTCAACCGCAGGACATCTTGGCTTGTTATGGTTTAAGCTGGCGACCTCAACAACTGGCAAGACATATAGTTTTGTATTCCCTCACACTGACGATAGGACGGTCACGTGGCAGGATACCGATGGAACGGTGGCATTTACGAGCCAGACCTTCTATATCGGTACAACTCAGGTAGCAATTAACAGGGCCTCAAACGCTTTGACGCTGGCAGGGTTGACATTTACCTCCCCCGTTATTGGTGATGCGACAGGAACATCCCTCGCAACTACTGGAATCATAGACGGCAAGGTTAATGTCACGGTAACAACCAACGCCACTACGATTGATTCAGCCGTTCAGAAGCAGGGATACTTCATAAACAATGGCGATTCGGCAGCAAAAGGAATCTACACGCTACCTACAGCAGCCCTCGGATTGCAATATTGCATTGCTCTCTATTCAGAGCACGCTACAGGTGCAACGGCTGTAATGAAGTTCCAGACATCGGCAGCAGCACAATATATCGCTCTGGATGGAGTTAGGACGGCATCAGGGGGATTGATCAAATCCACAGGGGCGGCGGGTGATTCTGCCTGTGTTGTCGGGATAAGCACGACTGAATGGGTGGCGTTTCATAGCAGTGGAACGTGGAGCAAAGATTGATGAAAAAACTAATCTTAATATTATTTGTAATCCTTCTCATCCCCTGCATGAGCATGGCTGGTATGCTTCAAGGAATAGTTGGTGGAGGAGGGGCCGTCACTTGTTCAGCCGCCTATTTTTCAGATGATTTCACAGCCGCAGACGGGGCCGATGCTAAACGGGCAGTGTGGACAGGAGAGACAGATACAGGTTCACTTCTCTCTATAGCGTCAAATGCACTCCTTTTTACCCATACCGCAACCACCGTAGGTTATGTGTCAAAAACCCTCGCATCGACCTATACGGAAACATGGACACAGTTCACGTGGAAACCGTCTGATATAGCTATGGGTGGGAATACCACCTATATGAATATCATATATCTTAGGAATACAGGGGCGGCTAACTCTATCTACGTAAGGGTATTAAATAACGCAGGTGGCTCGATAACAAAAGTATTTCTTTATTATTATACCGATGCTGCGGTATCAACGGAAGTGGGGAACTACACGTTCAACCCTTCTAATGGAACAACCTACACATTTAAAATTCATACTAAAATATCTACTGATGTAGACACAAGCGATGGCGTTGCCACGCTCTATATTGACGGTACAAGCAGAATAACGGCCAGCAATTTAGACTTTTTTACCTATGCAGACATCAAATATGTTGACCTCGGCAATAAGTATTCAACCTTCACGGATACGGCAGGGAAAACATTCACATTTGATAACTTTTCCATAAGAGGTGACGATTGTTTCTAAAACGACTGATAATATGTATTGTTCTTTTATTGGGGTTTTCTTCAATATCCTTTGCAGAGGACATTTATCTTGCCTCGGCCTCAGCCGGTGACGATTCCGGTTCGTCTTGTGCTAACGCAAAAATATATACCTGGTTCGCCACGGCTGGTAATTGGGGGGCAGGTGCAGGGAAGATCAGCGCAGGCGATACTGTCCATGTTT